CGCCCATGCAAAAACCATACCCACCCCACCCGGCACGCTACTTGCTACACCCCTAACCTGGCACGGCGCTTACAGTAACGGAGCGGACCGCACCACACCACGCGCATGCCTTATACTTTCGGGGCGGGACGGTGCATACCATGCTGTACGTGCGGGCTGGACCAATTGGGTCCGAGCCGCACCACCCCGATCCACGCCTATCACTGTACTGGTGCTCTGTAGTCTCTCGTGCGACTACCATAACTGCCTATCACACCACGAGTTAGAGTTTACTTGCCAATTCCATTGGACAGATACGCTTCCACATGATAGTCTGAAGTGTCGCCAATGAAGGCGGCAAGAACGGAGGGTAGACATGTCCTCGACAGTGATCGCGCAACAGATTGCAGAGGCAATCGCCGAAGCGCTCAAGTCGAACGACCCACACCGTGTTGCTCTCGCCACAAAAATCACACGAGATCTTTTGCTGGCGAAGCTGGAGCATCAACGCAGAGACGCGCAACAGAGGAGGAAGTAATGGACTACCGCTGGAAAGCCGCTGCGATCCTCGTTCCCATCACCTTCGCGTTCTACGCCGCAACACAAATCCTGACCTCGCTGGTCAACCTCGTGGACGGACAGTAACATGGCCGACCCCGGACCACGCCGTCCCGTTGACAACTTCTTTCCTCGCCGACGCACGGCGATCCTCGCAGACGAGTGCGCATACTGCGACGGCAAGGCTACAGACTTCACAAGTGAGTTAAGCCGACGCGAATACCTGATCACCGGACAATGCCAGAAGTGTCAGGAGAAAGCATAATGTGGAGCAGTCTCGCGGTTGTCATGCTGATCCATGTCGTGGCCCGCATCGTAGCCCTTATGCGCGGCGAGTCCGACTAACCGGAAGGAGTCTACTGTGTTCACCCTTGGTGACATCAAGCAACGAAATGGCGAGACTGGACATTCATGGTTCGACCCCGCCACTATGCGGCTCTTCAAGTCCCGCGTCTCCAGCATCGTGTTCCCTGGCAGCTACCGGGGCAAGCGTGGTGTTTACTTCGTCAGTTCCGAGAGCCCTAACGGGTTTCCCAGATACACTGTCCGCTTCTCTAACCGAAGTGGCCAGATCCAAACGGTGGGTGCGTTCCAGGAACACACTACTCTCAAGATCGCGCTTGTAAAGGCGCGCTCGTACGCCAACGCCAGCTGGAAAGGCACGAAATGAGAGCGAAACCAGAACCCGGAACCCGCGTCCGCCTCACCAGAGAATTCCTTCGGAACACCGGACAGTACGTAGGCGGAGAAGGGCTGTCACGCTGGATCATTCAAGTGTGCAGCTGCGGACTCTGCAAGAAGGGTGGACCATTCGTAGCCGTTGACGAAATCGACCCACTCGGTCGCGCACGACACTTCAACTTCGGTAACCTGGAAAAGGTCTAGCCGTGCAAAGGAAACTGCACGACCTAGTCCATGCCGCATGGACAAGCGTCCAAACCGATCCACGCGCCACACCCCAAATGCGAGCCGCGCGGTTGCCCCGAAACCCTAGGATCCTAGGCGCTTCCGTCAAGATCCTCAAAGGGGAGAAGAAGGGCATTCTTACGGCCGTCGCCTACTTGTCCCCAGCCACAGAGTCCGGACGCGATATGTGTCCATGGGCAACCGCGGGGTGTCGCGTCGCATGTCTCGGACACAGTAGCGGGCAAATGGTCTTCAGACCGTCGCGCAACTCCCGAGTCTGGAAAACGGCGCTGTTCCTGTACGCTAGGCCCGTGTTCTGGGCGCTGCTCCGCGAAGAAATCCGCCAGCATGCACGCAAGGCAGAGAGACTCGGCATGCTGCCCGCAATCCGCTTGAATGGCACAAGCGACGTGATCCCCGCGTGGAACTTCGCGCAACAGTTCCCGAGGGTGCAATTCTACGATTACACAAAGAACACCCGCCGGGCCAGCTGGGAAAACTACCACGTAACGGTTTCCCGTTCCGGAGACAATGACAACGATTGCGTCCGTGTGCTCGCCGCCGGCGGCAACGTCGCGATAGTATTCAGCGGAGAGCTCCCCGCCACGTGGAAGGGCTTCCCGGTGCTGGACGCCGACGAAACCGACGCGCGATTCATGGATCCCCCCGGCACCGTCGCGGGGCTCACATTCAAGGGCAACACGAACCCGGCCGATGCCGGTGCGTTCGTGGTACACTAGGAGGTGGCCATAATGACTACCGTCAACGAACCAAGCACCAGCGAGATCATCCACCAACATCGCGAGGCGTCTGGGCGCACTGCGCTCACCCGCAAAACCTGGAGCGTGCCTTGTAGGTGGCTTGCGACGCAAGGGCATGTCCTTTACAAAAAGAGCCTGCGCGTTCTGGATTACGGGTGTGGCTACGGGAAGGACGTTGAAGAGCTCCGGGGGCTCGGCGCAGACGCCATGGGATTTGACCCCGTGCATTGCCCCGAAGGCGGCAAACACGCCATGGGGACTTTTGACGTGGTGTTTTGCACGCACGTCCTGGACACCCTCCCAACCGCCGCGGAACGTATGTTCGTGGTACAAGGGATCCTGACCGCGCTACGGCCCGGCGGGGTGGCGTACGTCACAGTGCGCCGTGACGTGCCGCTGGCGGGGTGGACGAACGCTGGCATCTATCAAGACGGCAGCGTTAACGTGGCCATGGAAATCGGCAACGTCTGCGGGTGGAATTGCCTAACCTGTCCGTCCATCCACAAGTGCCGCAGCTTCGAAATCTACATGTTCACAAAGGCCGACAGTTAGACCACTTACGGGATCCTCCTTGACGATTCTGGTATACCGGGTATACTTGAGTACAATCGGCACGGCAACTTGCCACGCCCCCACCGAAAGGAACCAGTATGTCCACGCTTGCTCTGGATTCTGGTGCGAAGTTCGCCACGCTTGACGAACTGCGTTGCGTCCCCGAGCCCGAGATCCTCGGGAGCCGTCACTACCCCTTGCCCCATGATGTACTCCGCGACACCGTGGTGGACTCCGTCAAGGAGCGAGGGATCGAAATCCGTGAGGAGCGAATCGCGCTCTCGAAGAACGGACTCCGCTACTTCGGCCTCCTGATCCTGGACCCGGGCTCGGCAGTGAGCCCGGACTGGACCATGGCGCTCGGGATCCGTGGTTCCCTGGACCAGTCTTTCGCCGCGTCCCTCGTGGGGGGCTCCCAGGTGTTCGTCTGCGACAATCTCGCCTTCACTGGTGAGGTGAGGGTCTCTCGCAAGAACACCATGTACTGCCGGCGGGACTTGCCGGGCCGTGTGGAGTCCGGACTCGACCGGCTGCTAGGTGAAGCCGACCGCCTCGCCGCCCGGTACACCACGTACCGCGAAACGGCGTTCATGGAGCCGGCGGTGGATCGTACGCTCATGAGGTTGGTCCGCAGCGGCGGGTTGCCCGCATCGAAGATCCCGGCGATCCTGAGTGAGTTCGAGTCACCGAGCCACGAAGAGCACGGCCGCGACACAGCCTGGACCTTCTTCAACGCTGTCACCGAGACCCTGAAGGGCTCCAACGCGGAGCGCCTCGTGGGTCGCACGATCCGACTGCACGAGGCCGTGGACACGGAGGTGGCGCTGGCGTTCTAAGCGCCACGAACCCCGGGGGTTATGCCGTGCGCTGCCCCGGGGGTTGTGTGTGAAGTAAAAACACGACCCCCCTGTTCTATAGGGGGTAGTGTGTAATATAGTATATACCCTGGGGTACCGGGACACAGGTATCATAGAAAGTGACACAGATGTTCGAACCCTACCCGAAAATCGCCCGGCTGGCGGGCGCGACCATGTCGGTCACCGAAAAGATCGACGGCACGAACGGGCTGATCGTCGTCGCCCAGGAGAATCCACGGCACCCAGAAGATACTGATCTTCGCGTCACCTGCATCGGCAGCCGCAAGCGGGCTATCGAGCCCGACATCCCCCGCATGGTGGACCATGACACCGGCCGCACGATCCAGAAGCGCGAATGCCGCGACAACTACGGCTTCGCCGCCTGGGTCCGGGCCAATGAATCCGCCCTCGTGGAGTTTCTGGGCGAAGGCTACCACTATGGCGAGTGGGCCGGCCCCGGGATCCAGAAGAACCCCCTAGGACTCGACGAGAGGACGTTTTTCCTGTTCCACTGGCACAGGCACCCGCCCGAGAAGTTCGAGGCCTTCCGCACCGGTGACGGGCTGGGGGTGCCCGATCAGCTGGCGACCGTGCCCGTGCTCGTGGAGAAGGCGCCATTCAGCCTGAAACACATTGCGGTCGCACTAGAAGCGGTCCTGCACCGATCCTATGTCGACGCCGCCTCCCTCGGCCAGGCCGAACCCATACCGGGCGAGGGGCTCATCATCTCCGCGTTCGGCACAAAACTCAAGCTCACGGCGGACAACCGCCCGAAAGGAGTGCACCCGTGAAAATTACGTGGACCGCTGGGGGATGGACCTACACCACCGATGGCACCCCAGACCCCGAAGGGGACATACTTATCGATGCCTTGTCTTCCAGCGGTCAATCGGATATGTGGGTATTCGTGAACGAGAAAGTCTTGCGTGCCATGTTGGGTATGCTGAAAGGGGAGCTTGACCTTGACCTTAGCTAAGAAGCGCAGGCCTCTGCTCATCGCACCACGGACGCCACGAGCCCGGGTGCATAACCCGAAGCCTTTCACGGCCCGCGGCCTAGTTTGCTGGCTTCGTAGAAAGGACAAGTAAACCATGGAAACCGTCTACACCGACAGCATGCCCGGTCGCACCTCCGGGTTTCGCATTCACGTAAAGGACGAGTGGCGCTACTGCCGGCTCCTTCGCGTAGTCGCCCGAGGCAAGAAAAAAGGTATGGTCGTGGTCGAGGTTCCCTGTGCCAGCGCGGGACGCCCGTGGAAAGCGTACACCGTGAGCCCCGCGGAGATCCTCTGCACCTGCTGCGGCACCTACCTCCGTGACGTGACCGCCCACAACGTGGCCGGCGGCGGGGTGATGTTCAAGGCTGCCCCGCCTCTTGCGAAGCTGGTGCGCAAGTGAGCAGCTCCAGCCCACCGCGCCACCTCCTTGTGCGTCTCGCAGGCTGGGAGCTTGCCCAGGTTGGCAAGGATCTCCTCGTGGAGACTGTTCGCAGATCTGCGAAGGAGCTCTATCACTACATGCAGAAGGGCACGCCCCCTGGAGTCATGGTATTTTGTGACCAGTGTGACTACGAGGTCACCGTTACGATCCGCGAGGTGCCTTTGTATCAGGGGGGCGGGGCAGGCAAACCTCGCAGCGCCGCGGTGCAGGCGGCCCTGCGCCTACACCCTCTCGGGCACCTCGATCTCTACCCACTCGATGGGACCTCGCACTTGAATTGCGCTGAGGCGCTCAGGCCACCCAAATGCGAATGCGGGGCGGGCAAGGTCGGCGGCCGCCATTCAAAATGGTGCCCCCTGTACGTTCCCCTAGAATCTTCTTGACAGATCCCGGGGAGCATGGTAGGCTAATACGTGAGGACGGCGTGTTGGAGCCCTGGGTAGCTCCCGGGGTCGGGTCCGAGATCCGAACTGCCGTCCTCACTTTGCGTCGAATAGGAAGGACATTCACCGCATGATAACCGTGAAATTTGAGTGCGATGGCTGCGACGCTACCATTGACGGGTGTAAGACCCTTCAGCAAACCTACGAGGAGCCGCTGCGCACCGTGCCCTTAAGGGGGGCCATTGAGGACATGGCCTCAAAAGGCTGGGTCGCATTCGATCCCTACACTCACTGCACCTACTGTCCCGAGTGTTGGAAGGAAATCATGGACGGGTTAGTGCCAGACGGTGAGTAAAGGTGACCGCCTGCGCCGGGTGGACCCCCGCAAATACAGTACCAACTACGAGAGGATTTTCGGTATGTCGGAAGTGAACATGCGCAAGTGGATTGACAACGCCTCGTATACAGCACTCCTGCGCCGGTGGCGTTTCGAGCCCGTCGGGAGCCCGTGGTTTCAAGACGAGCTCGGGGAATACTTCTCCGCGGCCATGGCTCGGGCACGTGAGAAGACTCCTCACGACGAGCAGATACAGGCCAGCAAGGACATCGGGTGGGACGAGTGAAGTACCGCAAGGGGTACAAGTATCAAGTGGCCGTCGGCGCCGCCGAGACCACCTTCAGCCTGGGGCTCATGCTCCTCGGGGTCGAGTTCGACTACATGTGGGCGCGCCTGGACAAGGGCGGTACACTACACATCGCTCCCGGGTATGCTTGGGACGGTCCCAGCGGCCCGACCCGCGACACCCCGGCCTCGATCTGGGCCTCCCTGTGCCACGACGCACTGTACCAAGCCATGCGCCAGGGCCTTGTGCCTAAGAGCTACCGCTGGGAGGCAGACCGTCTCTTCTACGAGCACCTCGTGAAGGCCGGCATGTGGCGCTGGCGCGCGAAGCTCTGGTACTGGGCCGTTCGCCGCTTCGGCGCGAAGTCGGCACAGCCCCGTAGTTCTCGGCCGATCCTGGAGGCGCCGTAATGAAGCACGTGTACGTCTACGGCGCCAGCAACCCCGAGCTCGTCGCGCTCGTGGAGGCGATCCCGGGGTACCGGCTGGAGGCCTTCCTTGACGACGATTGGGAGAAGTTCGAGTACACCCCGGAGAATGACCACGAGTATCTAGGCTACCCTGTGTACCCTGGGGCGCCCGCTCGCGCGAATGTAATCAACGCCGTCTGCAATTCCACGGTCGCCCGGAAAGAAGTCCTTGACAAGATTCATGTAGCAGGGTATACTCTCACGTCCGCGATTCACCCGTCCGTGAGTCGCGCGCATGCCCACGTTGGGCCAGGCGCCTACTTCCAGGAGGGCGTGAAGATCCAGGCCGGCTGCATTCTCGGAACGAACGTTGCGATTCACATGGGATCTCTCATCGGCCACGAGACCCTTATCGGGGCACATTCCTTCATCGCGCACGGTGTGAACATCAGTGGCCGGTGTTGCCTCGACACCGGTGCCTACATAGGTGCCGGAGCCACGATCTTACCCGGAATCAACATAGGAGCCTGGGCCACTGTCGGCGCCGGCTCCGTAGTCACCAAACACGTGCCACCCGGCGCCACTGTGAAGGGCGTGCCGGCACGCTAGAAAGGGTCCGCTATGTCGGACGATACTCCCGAAGTCGAGAACGTACTGCCGAAGTACCGGCTGCTCTCGATCAACGCCGACATCTCGATCACCGAGCAGGAGATCAACGGCCTCTCGAAGCAGGGCTACGAGCTGCAGGCCGTGAGTGGCGATTACATGCTCATGGTGCTGCCGTCCGTGGATCACACCCAGGACCTGATAACGCGCATGCTTGAAGAGCGTTACGCGGATCAGAACCCGGGGGTTCCGCCGCAGCCGGAGAAGAACGACTTTCTCGAGTTCTAGGAGGAACATGCACGACTTCCGCCTGCGCCTACCGAAGGACATCTTGGCCTTTTTGGAGGCACACCCGGAGATCAAGCTCTCGAAGCTGGTCGAGAAGCTCGCCCGCGAGTCGCTCGGTTTGCCCGAGAAGAAGGTCAAGCCCGGGGAGGTCTTCCAGGTGCGCCTGACTGACGAGGTCTGGGCCGCGATCATACGGACCGGCAAGTTGCCGGCGAATCTGATCCGCAAGCTGCTCACGGAGTACGTGTGGGACCCACGTCCTAGGTGGCACGAGGAGCTAGAATGACCTGGGAGCAAGCCCCGCTATTCCGCACCTACCCCGGCGACCCGTGCTTCTGGCGCCTGCCGTCGCACTTGGGGCCCCATCGTGTGCTCGTGACTGTCCCGGAGGGGCACACCATGGTGCGTAACAACGTGGTTCGCTCGGACATGCAGTTTTTGATTGAGCTCGCCGCCGCGCTGTCGGAGGCCGGGCTGGTGCGCACGTACATGAACAAGCTCTACGCCCGGGGCGCGAAGACCTGGGCCCCCTTGAATAACGAGGCGGCGGTCGCCAAGTGGCTACAGGGCCGGGTGCTCTTCGTCATCACTCCGAGCCCCAGCCCGCCGTACGAATGGGGCATCTGGAGCCGTAATGGCTGCGAGTCCGCGCACGACTTCGTTCGGGCCGGGGAGGGAGGGGACGATGTGAGGCGCGTGTTGCGCTCTCCACCGGAGGGCCTGTGCCGCCTTATGTCGCAGTCCGGCGACTGGGAAGGGGTCACTGCCGCCGCGGGGATCCTCCAGCACCCGTACCACAAGGATCCCCGGTACCCCGATCCCGAGTGGATGCCTGCGCACCCCGTTGTGAACCTGCGGCAGGGGCCGGAAGATTACACGCACCTTCGCGCGCTGTTCAGCGGCTTCGACTTGCCACCTCATTCTCACTGTGCTGTGTATACGTTTCTGCTGGGGACATTCCACGTTGCCAGCCTCACCGAACAGCGGCCGATTCTGGTGATTGACTCCTGGGAGCGCGGCCGGGGTAAGACAGAGTTGGCCTCAGCGATCAAGTACCTGATCGACAAGAAGCAAGGCGTCAAGTCCATGCGCCGGGGTCGGGATGCCGTGGACGACGAGAGCATCGCGTCCTTGCGCACCGACCGCGTCGAGGTGCACGACAACATCGACAAGGCCGTGGACTACATCCACCGAATCGCTGTGACTGGGTCTACCGCGGTGATCCAGGCACGCGGCAAGTTCGAGGCAGAGAGCACCGAGTTTCCTGGCAAGCTGTTCATCATGAACTGCGTGATCGGGGCGGCCAGTTTTCACTGTGACATGCTCGCTAGGATCCTCCGCGTGGAGATCCCAGGTGAGTCTCAGCGGCTGTCCGTCGTGCCAATCAACTATGCCCGCGCGCACCGCAACGAGATCATCTACGAGATCATGCACGCGCACGCCAACGCCGACCCGATTAAGGGTGGCATGAGCATGGGACGTATGGCACCCTTCCTGGAGGCGGGTCTTGCTGCATACTGTCGGGTGTTCAGCGAGACTCAGACACATGCACGGTGGGCATTGCAGCGCGCGTTGAACAGCGGCAAGACGTACAACAAACGGGTACTCGGTAGCCTCATGAAGAATCACCCCGAGAAACTCGATGAACCCTACTTTCCCGCCGGCGGGCTGAATGACGAGTTCATACACGGTAGTGTCAATTTCTTGATCAAACTCACACAGGCGGACCTCGGCGCGCGCGCGTTCGGCATGACCGTCGTGCAGGAAGGAACGGATTTTGTCTGGAAATAACTGGTACAACGGCGGCAACAAACCCCGCTCTCGGGGGTTCATGTTCACGGCGACCGGCGAAGGCTTCGACCTTCTCGGTGACAAGAAGCCCAACCTCGCGGACATCTCACGTGCTTTGGGTATGCAGTGTAGGTTCAATGGTCATCTGAAGCACTTCTACTCCGTGGCCCAGCACTGTGTCAACGTCGTAAAGCTGTTGCGCATGCGAGGTTACGGGCCCGACGTTCAGCTTGCGGGGTTGCTTCACGACGCCGGCGAAGCGTATGTCGGAGATCTCACCGCGCCGGTGCAGAGAGTGATCGACGCAAAACAATTCAAGATCCTGGAAGCAGGTATTCTTGGGCTGGTTCACGAAGTGGCTGGTCTTTTCACAGATGTCGGCATGGACCACCATGTACACGCGGCGGATAAGGACATGGGCCGAATCGAAATCTACTGGCTCATGCGTAACGATCATGGTATGATTGAGTACACAGATCTTAAGCAACACGAGCTCGATCTGCTTCAGTACTATACGCCCATGTCGCCAGACGACTGCGCGAGTCTCTGGGAGGTCTACTACGACAGGATCCAGGAAGCACGTCAGGAGCCTGCGAATGTCAAATAAGGTCCAAGGGCAACCACGTGTCACGTCCGAAGCAAAGCGGAACTCGGACAACGCCTACAACGCGCGACTGAAACGCGAGGCGATCCGACACTACGGCGGGCACTGTGCGAGTTGCGGGTATACCGGCGAAGCGCTGCAGCTGCACCACGTGAACTGGGACGGCGCCGCCCACCGCGCTGTGATGAGTGGTCACGGGGGGCGAAACCTGCACATCTGGCTGCGGCGTCACAATTACCCGGACTATCCCGTGCTCCGGGTGCTCTGTGCCTCGTGTCACGTCGAAGCCCACGCGAGACGGAGGCGCCAATGCGGTATCTAGCTCTGGACACCGAGACCACGCTGATCCCTCCGCAGGGCTCCGCAAAGGTGAACACCCGGCACCACGTACCCGACCTCATCGTCACCACGTGGGCCTTTGCCGGCGCGAAGCATGACATGCCCGAGCCGGTGAGGCTGTCGCCCGGCAGCGCTATCATCCTCAAGGCCGCGCAGGCTGGGCTGCTAACCTGGGAGGATGAGCAAGCCCACCGCCGGCTGTTCGAGCAGGACGACGACGTGGTGTATTGCTTCCACAACGTGGCGTTTGACCTCGCCGTCATCACGAAGCAGTTCCCGGAGCTCCGGCCGCGGATCGAGACACTCGTCGAAGAAGGTCGCGTCCGGGACACCCGCGTCATGTACCTGCTGCGCCACCCGGACCCGACGGACAAGGCCATCACGCTGGCATACCTCTCGGAGAAGCTGCTCTACCGGGTCCTGGAGAAAGGCGACGTGCGCACTTCGTTCCGCCGGGACATGGAGCTGACCCAGGAGCAACGTGATTACGCCCTGCAGGACGCACACGTCACCGCGGACATCGCCAAGGTCCTCGCCGCGTTGCCCCTGGGGAGCTTCCGCAATCACTGGAAGACTCCGCCGCCGAACAAGCTCATCGCCTGCCACCCGGGCACCGACATGGAGCACCCGGACATCGTGTACTCCAAGGCCGCGGCGTGGTGTTCCTGGTACCTCGTGCCGAAGGGCCTGGAGGTAGATCCGGAGGTCCTGGCGAAGGAGCAAGACGGTTACGAGCGCACAGTGCGCGGGCTCCAGGGCGCCATGGTTCGAGCGGGCTTCGCGCGCATCGTCCGCAAGCCCGGCGCCGAGGTATTCCCCCATGTTGTGGAGTGCCCCAAGCTCGATGTTTCTCCGGACATCGGCCGACGGTGGGAGCCCTACCAAGACGACCCGCCCATGATGCGCCGCCGCTGGAGGGGTGAACTGGAACAGGTCGAGGGCCGCGTCGTCAAGAACGAGGGTGCTCTGCGCACCGCATTCCAGGCGTTTGCTGACGAGCAGGACTTCGAGGCGCCCACGTCCGGTAAGCAAAGCCGGGTGTCCTTGAAACGGGACGACTGGAAGGATTATGAGGGCGCGCTGCCCGATGACCTGAAGGTCTTCCTGGAGTACCAGAAGGCCTACAAGTACTTGACCGCGTTCCTCCGCCCGCTCACTGAGGCGCGCGCCAAGGAAGTGAAGCCTTCCTACTACATCCCCGGCGCCGCCACGGGAAGATGGGCATGCCGGAAAGTCAACATCACACAAGTGCCGAAGAAGCTGCGCAAGATCTACCGTGCGCGGAAGGGTTGCCAGTTTGTGATAGCCGACTACTCGACGCTCGAACTCTACACGCTTGCCCATGTCATGCATTGCATGGGGATCAGGGGCCGCTTGATGGAGTCCCTCCTCAGCGGCGTTGACGTACACACGCAGACCGCTGCGCTCATGTACGGCAAGGGCGTCGAGAACGTGGCGGCGGACGAGCGGCAGGCCGCGAAGGTCGCGAACTTCGGGCTCCCCGGCGGCATGGGTGTGCGTCGTTTCTGGCTGCAGTCGAAGGTCATGAACCTGGGCTGGGATCGAAAGAAGGCGTACGAGATCCGCAACCGCTGGTTCGCGGCATACCCTGACATCCGGGAGTACCTGAACACGTTCGAGGTGAATCCGTACAAGCAGTTGAAACCCCCCGGTATGGACACCACCGAGTGGCTGGAGCGTCTGGGGTTCGACCCCGAGGAAACGTGGCCCAGCGCCTTCGAGCTGACGCGCCGGATCAACAAGGGTGCCGTTTACACGGTGGTACTGCCGACTGGGCGTACCATCCCGGATCGCCGGTACAGCGCCGCCGCCAACGCCTTCTTCCAGGGCACCGGCGCCGACGTCATCACCGAAGCGTTCAACAATTGCTGCGTAGCCGGCCTCAACGTGGTGGCCGTGGTGCACGACAGCATCACCGTAGAGTCCAAGACGGTCTGGGCCCAAGGGGACGGCCGGATTTTGACGAAGTGCATGGAGGCCGCGCTTCGGACTGTTTGTCCATCGGTGCCCGTACCCCCTGTGGCCTTTGAAATGAGCGAGGTGTGGAAGTAATGCGCGAAATCATTGTCATCGGCGCCGGCGGCTACATCGGCTCCCGGCTCATGGATCACTTCTCGATGCACAACGTGGACTGGGTCCAAGGGTTTGACCTTGGCATCTTTGGCAAGAAGAAAATGGACAACATTCCACACACCGTGATCAAAGACGTGCGCGACCTCCCCGCCAGTACCTATCGAGGTGTAGTGGTCGTGTATCTTGCCAGCTTCCACCGGGAGCCGGCCGGATGTGCAAACAAGGAGGAATGGCGCAGCGCGTATGCGGAGCTCATGGTGTCGATGCCTCTGATGATCGCGAAGTACGCACACCAGATAATCTACGTCAGCAGCATGCGGGCACTCACCGACACGGTCTCTCTCTACGGAGAGACGAAGGCGCGCGCAGAGCGATTCCTTTTACGCAAACCGTCGGCGCGGCTGTTCCGTTTCGGCACGGTGTGGGGCAACTTCTCGGATCGCTTACCCAACCGCCCGAACACTGCGCTCAATTTCGCGCTGTCTCGTGGGAAGTTCACTGGCGACACGTGGAGCGCATTCACTACCCACATCGGAGACGCCGTCGAGATTTTGTACAAAGCAGCCATGGTTGCCGCGACACCCGGTCTCTCGCCGCTTGGGATAGCGAATGCAGACATCACCAACATCATTGACATGCCTGTGCCTCTCGCCGCGGAAGAGATACGCGAACTTCTGCGAGGCAAGCATCCTAACAATGTGCTTCAGACCCAATTTCGCATGGAACGCCTGGCTTATACGCCTCGCACCGAGGAAGCGCTCCGGGAAGATGCCATTGCCGCCGAGAACCTGCAGCTGTACTACGGATTGGAGACCTAAGTGGTCAAGAAGATCGCACGTTTCCTGTGGATCCAGGTGCTCATCTGCGCCAGTGTCTATGGACTCTACCAGTGGCGCGAATACGAGCACGATGCCATCGAGGCGCACGCCATCGCTGCGGACGTGCGGTCTTTCGAGAGGATCGAGGCGCATGCTGTCGCAGCGCACACCCGGTCCCTGGAATGGCTTGCGACGGAGCGAGCCTTCATCGAGCTTCTCGCCACGAACGAAGCCAACTGGCGCCACGGGATTGGGGAGGCGCACCTGCGGATCATCCAGGAGATCGTGGAAGATGCTGTGACCGGGATCGTCAACGACGAAGAGCCGCTGCAGCGGCTGGAGAGAGAACGATGAGAACCAAGCGACTGTACTTTGTACGCAGCTTTGAAGATAATGATACCGTCTGCAAAAACGCGGAGGTACACACCTCAAAACGCACGGCCCAGCTACCTGAGGAGGATCGTGTCGGGCCGGAGCTCTGTTACGGCACGCTCTCCGACCTCTTCGGAGCGAAGTTTGTGGCCCGCCTCAGGGGCGGTGAGGTTATCGAGATCCTGGTGGTGACGTGAACCCGAAGAAGCATAGTTTCTCCAGGCTCAACACCTTTTCGGACATCTGCGAGCGCCGGAGTGCCTTCGCCGCGTTGATCTCGGGCGACTGGGACACCCCGCCCATCAAGCGGGGCAACCACGTCCACGCGGCGCTGGAACACATGGCGACCCACATGACGGGGGGCCTGACCGCCGTGCAGGCGGCAGAGCTCGTCGCCGGCGACCCACCGGAGGGCTACCTGAAGGCGCCGGTGCTCGCGAGCTACCTGGAGCGCGCCGTGCCTGTTTTCGAGCAGCTCACCCCCATGAAGGGCAAGGTCGAGGAGTGGTTCAATCACTGTGGTCTGCTGAAGATTGTCGGCAAGATCGATCTGCAGTCCTCGCGCACCCCATTGTTCGATCCCAATGGCAAGCCGTGCGGCAGCACGGAGGGGCACTGTGTCCTGGATCACAAGACGATCGGGAACCCGATGCGAATCAATTCCCCGCACGAGGCAAAGCGGAGCCTACAGCTTCAGATCTATTGCCTCGCCACGGGGGCCCGTAACGCGGGGTTCATCTACTACCTGCCGGGGGGCGCGCCGGTTCGTGGCGTTGTGGTCTCGTTCGACGAGGCTCAGCTTACACTTACGGAATCGTGGTTGACAACTACGCTGAACGTGGTAGACTCTAGGTGGGTGGAGGCAAAGCGTCTCTCGGGGTGCGGAAATGGAGCGCCCGAAGTCGCTGGCTTCAACCTGCAACCTTTTTCTTTGGCGGCCCCGGGGCATGGGCTCTGTTCGGCCAAGTACTGTGACCACTGGGACATTTGCCTTGGAAAAGGCACGTCCCCCGACAAGGAGAAGTAATGGCCAACGCCAAATCTCTCTTGGAAAAGCTCCCGGGCTTCTTTACCGTTGACGAGGCGTGCGACCTCGCCCCCGACAACGCTTTCACCATCGTCTTCGCGGACCTCATGGAGGTCGGCCAGGGTGCACAAGCCGAAGACAAACCCGTGTTGGCTTTCGCGGAGACGAAGAAGCGTCTCGTGCTCAACAAAGGCCGCGGCAACCAGCTCGCGACGCTCTTCGGCGATGACGATCTCGTCGGCAAGGTCATCCGCCTCACGGTGGAAAAGATCCAGGGCACCGTGCAAATCGTCGTCGTCTCCCCGGAGTAACCCTTCCATGGCCCGCCGCGCCGAGTCGCTCCGTCGGCTGCCGACCGCGGCGGGCCTCTTTTGAAAGGAGCACCGCATGCCGAGTGCAGATCAAGTACAGCAGCAGATCCGGTTCATCCAGCGCCAGGTGGATCTGAACCAGACCCAGATGGTGCAGAAGTTTTCGGGCAATCGCCAGAAGCGGGACGCGCTGGAGCAGTTCATGAAACGCGAGGTCGAGGCCATGAGGGGCACCCTCGGGGAGATGCAGCTCGCCGTGGACAGCTTGGCGCCGGGCAGCCACGATGAGGACATCGCGCTTCTCCATGCTGCGACCCTCACCTTACAGGAACGCGCGGATGCACTGCAAGATGAGGGCGTGCAAGCTCTGAGCATCCTGGCGGAGGCGACCGACAAGCGCCTCGACGCCATCGACAAGCTGCTTGACCGCCACAACGCACCGCGCGGTATGGAGAAGCGCTTGTCTGAGATGGATCTCCGCATGGATCGTTTTCAGGGCGCGCTCGCTCGGCTGGAGAAACGCAGTGGGTAGGCTCATCGGCCTCGCCGGCCTCGCTCGTTCGGGCAAGGACACGGCTGGCAACTACCTTGTGACCAACCACGGCTTCGATGCCAGGGCCATGTTCGCGGGGCCGCTGAAGGACGCGGCGCGCCACATCTTCGGGCTGTCCCATGAGGAAGTCCACGGAGTGAACTACGACCGCGAGTCCGCCCACCCGGCGTGGGGCTTCAGCGTGCGGCACATGCTGCAGAAGCTCGGCACCGAGAGCGTGCGAGACATCTTCGGCCAGGACCACTGGGTCCAACTCATGCGCCTACGCCTCGCCACCGGCGACCTCCGGGACAAGGACGTGGTCATTACCGATGTGCGATTTGACAACGAGGTCGAGATGATTCGGGATCTCGGGGGTCAGATACTCGGGATCGTCCGCACTGACGATCAGTGCCACAATCCCAGCTACGGCCATGTCTCTGAAGAGATGGCTTCACTTCGCCTCTCTGAGGTGGTCGATCACACGGTCTTCGCCCGCAACGTGGACCAGCTGCACCGCGAGCTCAATAATGCGATGGAGAAGTTCTATGGCGCACACACCGCTGACTAAGATTCAAGAGGAGCACGCGGACTGGAGCGCGCGGAAGTTCGGCTATCAGTCGGGCGCGGAGTTGATACTCATTGCTGTCGAAGAGATGGGGGAGCTTGCTCACGCACACACCCGAGGGTGTCGTGCCAAATACAAAACGTCCACTGAACCTGCAGGCGGTTGGCGGCTCCACTGCTCAAATGGTGTTGGCGACGTCGTGATAGCACTCATGGGTTACTGTTCCAAGCTCAACCTGGACTTCCCGATGGTCGTGGAGCGCGTGTGGGAAGAGCTGAAGGGGGAGAGACAATGAGAAGACCGGAGTCTGATCTCTCCCCGCCCGCACTCGCCACCCGAGGCATCGAGCGGGTGGTCGCGGCCCTGAAGTCCGGACAATGGGCTCCGGGGCCGCGGGCTCGGGCGGTCGAGAAGATGATCGCGGAGCGCCTGGGGGTGGATCCTCTGCAGGTGGTCGCCGCCTCTTCCGCTACGGCTGCCCTGTGGGCCGCGTGCAAGGTGCTCCAGGTAGAGTCCCCCCGTGTGTGCCCACTGACGTGGCCGTCGACGTACTCCGGAGTGGATGGCTACCCGAAGTGGCTCGACTACGGAGCCGAGGTGGAGTACCGGGAGATCGCCGTGGACCTCTGGGGCATCCCGTACGACCTGAACCAAGGTATACCCACTATTCTTGACGCCGCTCACCGCTTTGGTGACCCGAAGCATGGTAAGATGCTCCGCGTCGGTGCCACCCAGGCTATCGTCTACTCCTTCGCTCCGCAGAAAGAGGTGCCCTCTCCTGACGGCGGGGTCGTCGTGTGTTTTGGGGTCGGACTCGCGGATGCGATTCGCGTGGTTCTCGGGGGAAATCTGGTGATGCGTCGTTGGGCAGGGTTACCTGGCGGGGGCATCAAGGGTCTCATGAGCGACGTGGCCGCGGCACTCGTCCGGGAAGGGATCAATCAGCACGACAAGCGGCGGGAGCGGCGGCGGCAGGTCCTCGCCTGGTACGAGAGACACCTCGGAAAGCTCGTCCTCACCCGGCGGGCAGAGGAGGCATCGGGGCACATGTGTGTGGTGCGGGCGCCCTCAGAGGTAGTGCGAGACCACTGGCGCCGGGTGCTCACCTCGGCGGGCATCGCCTGGGGACACCACTACCCTTTGAACAAGGAGCAAACCATGCAGTGTCCGGTCGCGGCGGAGGTTTCGTCAGAGATCATCACGCTGCCTTGCCACGTGAAGATGGACGCCGCGGCGGTGCGGCGTGTGTGTGTGAGGATCTTGAGCGCATGAACGGAATATGGGATCAATTTTTGTCTGAAGTAGTTGGCAGCGGCAAACGCGAGCAAAGGCTTGCAGATAAGACAGTTCGTCAGATTCTTGAGGAATACACTGTCTGGCTTAGCGACCATGGTTACTCGCCGGAGGGGACGAGTGTACCATGAGACAGTGGGCCATCTTCTACTGCATCAAGGATGAGTGTTGGGTCGTGTGCCGCAGCGTGGACGACGATCCCGACACGCTGATCGGCGTGGCGGAGTGTCCGGACGCGCACACGGCGCGGGTCGTGCTGGAGGCGATGCGTGGTTGCGAGATCATTAGAAGCGCAGCCTCTCCGCCGTCCGAAGACGCTTCACCTTCGTGACCATCGGGAGGGGGATGGTGCGCATGCCGCCGAGCGTGCCGTCCTCTTTCCTGTAGTCCCCGAACAAACATCCGACCATCATGAGGGCGCGCTTGTCGTGGCGCACGTAGTAGCCCACAGAGAGCGCACGCATCTCGGGGAAGTCCAGCTCCTTGCGCGTGGTCCACTCGGCGTCCGCGGTCGCGTCGTCCCAGGAGACCTCGATCACGTCACCCTCGGATAGCTCGTCAAGTTGCATCGTCTTCCTTTTCAATCACACGGAGCCGAACTTCGTGGTCTGTGATGGCCCCGTTCATTCGGTCGAGTTTCGCGCTGATGCCGTCCAGTCTCCCGGCTAGCATCTTGGCGTACATCAGGACGATTGCCAGCCCGCCGCCGCCCGCACCGGCTGCAATCTTCAGGAGCTCTTCCATTACTTCCTCCCCAGCTTCATCACTTGGAGTGCGCGCTGGTACTTTTCTTCTTTCACGTTCTCGATACGCTCACGCACTTCGGCCTTGATCTGCCACACCTGGGTGATCCTCAGCATGGCCTCGATGCGCTCGCGGCTCGTGTCGTTCAAGTCTGGCCGCTTCACCAACGTGACCGCGAGCAGATTCATGGTCTGTTCCAGCTCCTCCGCCCCGGCGGGGCCACGCAAGCCACCGCTCCGGGTCAAGAGATACTGCTGCAACAGGCTCACCTGCATCTCTTCCGGGACACCGCGGGTGCCCAGCATCTTCGTGACGATACCCGCGCGCCGCAGCACGCTGAAGCTCTCCAGGGCCTCGTCGTAGCCCTCCCCGAGCTTCTGCATGCGGGCTACGATGTTGCGCACCTCTCGCTCCGTGCCCTTGCGGCCGACCGGGATCCCGTTGGCCTGCTGGCGCGTGGTACGCAGGCGGATCATGTCCTCCTGGGCTTTCGTCGAGAGCTTCTCCCCCCGCGCCCGTTCGGTGGCATCCTCGGAGTCCAGCATGCGCAGCGCCCGGCGAAGGTCCGTCATCGATTGCTCATTCGCGCCGGCCATGTCGTGCCCGTTCTGGGGGTCGAGATAGGAGCTGCTCGACACCACCTGAGCGAAGTAATCCTCCATGGTCAGCCCCTGCTCCTTGCCAAACACGCGCTCGTCGGGTATGTCGCTCCACAGCGACATCCAGGCCACGGCCTTCGTGCCCCGCAATGCGATGTCCTTCGCCGGTTCCCCGAGGCTCGGGGGCAACGCGTTGAGGAAGGCGGCCACGTCGCCGCGCACCTTGAAGCCGCCGAGTTCGAACATCTTGTTGAACAGCGCGTGCTCCCGGCCACTGTATGCGTGTGGGAAGGCGTCGCGGGTGCGCTGGAGCTTCTCGCTGAACGTCCCGAAGATGGGGGTGTACGGATGGATCATGGGAGATATGAACCTCTGTACGTTATCGCCCAGTAAGCGCATCCCGTCTCTCTGCACGTCGCCAGTCAATCCGTCGCGCTTCGAGATCTGCGACAGCGTAACGTTGAGCAGCGGGTTGGTGAAAGCGAAATTCGAGGTAAGGGAAGTGCCCATCCGCATCAGAGTGGCGAGTGGTGTATCATCCCCTGCGTCATCCCACGCACCTGCAAGGCCGTTGATCACACCGTAGTTGTTCAGGATCTGAGGGAATACACTCGTCGCCGGGTTGCTCCACACCATTGCCTGATGGTTTGGGAGCCCAATGAACTGGTCGCCCTGAAAATTCAGGAAGCCACCGGGGCGGTCGACCAAGAAATCCACCGCCTCATACGGATCAAGGCCGCTTGCCGCCATAGCCATCATGTTGCGAGACAGTCCCGTCGCCATAACCGCTGCCATGCCCGCTGGGTTGTGGCGCACCGCGTTTAAGGTGATACGGCCCAGCTCAAAGGGGAAGCTGACGATCGGCGAGCCGAGCGTGCTCTTCCCGAACTTCTGCACTTGCCGGCCCAGGGCCGTGGTCCCGATTTGCGAGTACGTTTGCATGTATCGGTTCACGCGCGAGGACGCTGCCTCCGGGGTCATGCCCTTCTCGCGTACCATCCATAGGTACGCGCGCAAGCGGTTGGTGTTACCTAGGTCCCCGTAGAAGGTGGCGCTGAAACCCTCGATGTCAGCGGTGCGGCCCTTGTACTTTCCGACGAATGCATCGAGCACGTTGCCGGCCCGAGCCATGCCCTTAGCCATGATGCCCATTTGCCCCTGCGTCTGCTGCTGCAAGGCGAACCGCTCGCGGAGCAGACGCACCTCCATTTGTGGGCTCAGGTTCCCCTGCTTGAGCGCACGATCGACCACTTCCTCTCGGGCCATTGCCTTTTGCAGGTTCTTGTCCCGTAGCGGTGCGAGGAACACCTCGGCCGGGGTCTTCTTCGTGCCATACATGGCCTCGATATCGAGTACCTTGCGGGATGACTGTAGCCCGGTGACCTCGAAGATGGACTCGTCGATTACTCCGAGCTCCACGGCGCGCCGTATGTCTGCGGGCATGGCATCAAGCGCCCGCTTGCCAGAGCGGATATCACGAATGACCCCGAACGCCTCCACCCCCAGGCGCCAACCACGCACGGTGAAGTTGATCTCGGGACCCGCTGCGAGCCGGGTGAAGAATAAAGAGTCTGAGAGTAGGTTCCCGATTTGCGTCGCGGGATTGCGAGCAATGAAGTTGTAGGTGATGCCCGCCTTCTGGTACGCATTCAGCGAGGTGATGATCCCGGGCGCACTATCAATCAGTGAGTTTACATTGCCCGTCATGAGCATGACCTCGGCCTCCACTGCATCAGAGATGGCATTCATGGTGCCTTTGATCTCCGTGAAGTTCTCCATTTGTCGCACGATGCTACGGTGCACGAACTTGTTTCGGAGGGAGCCGAAGCGCGCGTTATCCGCCAGACGCACAAATCGATTGCCGTCCTTGGGCGTCTCGATTAGATGCTGAATGAACTCCGCCTCCGTGAATGCGATGCCCTTGCGGTCGAACGCGTTGAAGTAGCGGATCTGCGTCATGTCTTCGATCAGGTTCCGCATCTGGATGAACATGCCGTCACCGGGGCCGATCAGGTCGGCGCCCAGGAGCTGCGCATCCTTCCCGAGCGGGCGGAGGATCGCGAACTTGCTGCCGGCCGTAGTGTTCCCGGTCTCGCCGATGCCCTCCTCCAGCGCCTCACGCCCGCCGCGGATGCCGTAGTTGTTCTCGATCCAGGTCTCGGCGTCGTGCACGTTGTCGAACTTCTGCGTGATCGGGCGTCCACCCTTCGGGTACACCTGTGCTTTCACCTTCGTGAGGTGCCGCTGGGCAGACAGCTCACCCAGGCTCGCCCCCCGGATTGGGGACGGGCGGAGGTTGAGGTCCACACCGCCGGTACCGTAGAGCTTCGGCATCATCGTGCTACTGAACAGGCGCGGTGCGTATGGGCCGATGAGCTTGTCGAACTGCTTGGCGTCGATGAGGCCCACGTCCTTGAGGTCGCGTAGGAAGTTCTTGCGGAAGTTCTCGGTGGTGTCCCAGAGGTGCTGCACCGCGACGTCGTCGGTCTCCGGTGCGATCTCATCGAAGTACTCCTTGAACGCCTTCCGCTTCCGGAGCTTGTTCAAGGGGCCAGTAATGCCCTCGTCCCTCGCGATCATTGCGACGGCATTGAAGAGTTTGCGCTCCTCGGGGGTAAGGCGAGAGAGCATACGCTGCATGTTACCGATCTTCTTCAGGTAGCCCCCCGCGAGCAACCGCTGTTGTAGACCATAGGCACGGACGTCCGCCTGGGCAGTGCGCAGCCGTCCGTCCCCGATGCGTCGGGAGATGTCGGCCAGGAGGCCCCACTCTGCAGCGCCGGAGATCCCGCCAACCACCCTGAAACGGTTGGCCGTTTCGAGCGTTGCGAGCCGACGGATCTCTTTCCACTCACTCGCGAGGTTCTTGCGCGTGGTGAAGTGGCCTTCGAGTAGCTCGGACGTTTCGCCGGCCCCGAGCTTTGCCAGCTCGTTGTCGTACTCCTCCAGCAGCTCGTTGAAGAAAGCCCTGTCGGCGCCGTTGTCCAGCGTCTCGGCCAGCTCGTCCAGCTGGTCCTTCAAGAAGGCGCGCCCGATGTCCTTGCGCTCGCGGATGTTGCGGCGCAGACGGCTCGGGCTGATGTGTCCTTCCAGGAGATCGATGCGGATGTCGTCGGCGAGGCCCGGCTGCTCGAAGAACTCGGCGATGATCTGGCGCTTCATGGAATCCGCTGCAGCGTCACCACCCTCCCCATCGAACCGGCGGCCCATGTCTCCGATGCGCTCCCAGAAGCTATCGGAGCTCTCGAACGTCCGGCGCAGGCGCTGGTAGATCCCGTTGTGGTCCATCTGTGTGCCCAGGAAGGAGATCATCTGCTCAGGCGTGTACTCGTCGAAGACCGGACGACCCCGCAGGCGCGTCTTGTCCATCGGCGTGCCGGAGTCAAGGAGCTCCTGGCGCAACCCACGGAACATGGACACCCGGGTAAGGCTAGCAGCCCGCAGCTCCTGCAGCATTACGAGGCGCCCTTGGTCCGCGGTACCCTCGGCCACTGCCTTCATGCCGGCGATGCGGCGGAGACGGTTGGCCTCTGCAGTGCGTCCGTAGACGGTCCACTCCTCCAGCAGCGCGCGGTTCTCGGCGCCGAGGGTGCGGCGGCCGATAGTGTCGGCCTGGTAGCGTTGCATCCACTGCATGGCCTGTTGTTGGTGCATCGCTCGGGCGAGCTTCTCCCGTTTGCCCGGGAACATGGCGTCCAGGAACCGGATGTTGCGTGGCGTGATCGCCTCGGGGGAGATCGGCAGGTCCGCGAGGCTGATCTCCGGGTTGTCCTGGATTGCCTCGAAGAGGTTGCGCCCGACGCCGGACACGAAGGGCACTTTCTTGTTTCCCGCCGAGTAGCCGAGGGCCAGGGACGCCTTCTGACGCAACGTGGAGAATACTCCGCCGTCTTGAATCCAGTTACGCGTGATACCGTCAATCTGTAGCTCGTCCAACACATTGCCTATTTCGCGAGGGTCCAGGTGTCTCACGATGGCGGCCGTCTTGCGTGAGGCGTCCTTCTGCATACCGTCATACCAGTTGGACAGGCGCTGGTTCTTCATCTCCGGCGTGATCTCCAGCATGAACTTCCGCGCGTCAGAGGCCCAGTCGAGGGCATCCGTCGCCGCCTCGATAGCTGCCTCCCGCTGTGCGGGCCCCGTCTTCTTGCCCCTCTGCATGCGCGTAGTGATGGTCCGTAGTTGATCCACGACATCCGGGCTGTTGTTCAGCGCCCGGCGCAACACGATGCTGGCCCGCTGCATGGTCTGCATGAGTGCGATGCGGCCGATCGTCTGAGTTTTCAGCCCGCGAAGGAGCTGGTTCCCGATGTACCCACCCCCAGCGCCCGTGCCGATCAGCACTGCGAGATCGTCGGGCTCTTCCATGAGCATCTGCGTAGTGGCCCGGAGGTCCCGACCCATGAATGCGACGCCCATCGCGATGGTGTCTATCATGCCATCGGCTATGACGATAGGATTCAAGCTGAAGCCAGCCTCTTTCCGGTTGAGGCGTACGCGCTGGGCGAACGTCTGGAATTCTTCTTCGGTGATTCCACGAAGGATACTGGAGTCCAGCCGGCGCCCGAATTCCTCCGAGCGGATCTGCTTGAAGAACTCCCGGATCGTGGACGGGCTGAACCCAAGCGGGGCGAAGCGCTCCACTGTGATGGCCGCCACCTCGTCTGCCAAAGCGATGCGCGCCACACGGAAGGAGTTGCCATTTGGGTTGAAGATCCGGTCCGACACCTCTTTCGTAAGGCCCATGCGGATGCGGTCGCCGTCCGTCACCTGCTGGGTGAGCGCACCGATGTCCCCAAGCCACCGGTTGGCGTGGTGCGAGAAGGTGCGCGTGTCCACCGCGAGCTTCGCGTCCTCCTCACCCTCGGCCTCGGCCTCGTCCATTCGTTTCTGGGTGAAGCCACCCATGGCGCCGAGCATCAGTGAGAGCCCGGCCCCGAGCTCTCCACCAGCCTTAGCGTAGAACTCCTGTGCCTTGCCGATCGCGTCGCCGGCCTCGTCGGAGTAGGTCATGGCGTAGGCGCCGATGCTCTCCAGTGTGGCGTCGATCTCGTCCTTCAGCTTGTCCGCCCCCTCGCGCAGGGAGGTGTCCGCCTGCAGCCGGAGCTCTTGGAGCGGCCCGATGCCGATGTTGAGGAGGTCGTCCACCGCCGAAATGGCGAATAACTGTGCCACTCGTTCGGAGGCCGTCTTCACCTCTTCGCCTTTAAGGACACGGTCGGTGATTATTGAGCCCCCGCTCGCGACGGTCTGCCCATTCGGAAGGTGGATGTCCTCCGCGCGCTGGGCCTCCATCCGCTCCTCGATCTCCTGGGGAGTCAGAGTCTCACCGGGCGCGAAGTTGCGCTCTTTGTGGGTCGCGAGTACGCTGGCCATCTCCCCCACGAGGCGGGGGTGTGTGTGGACCAACATGCCGGAGGGGTCCATGGTCTCGGCGAGCTCCATGGGGATGTTCAACATGCCGAGCCGCTCCTCGACCAACGTGCCGCGGAAGGCGAGAGACAGAGTCTTCTTGAGCTGCAGACCCCGCCCTCTCCCCACCACACTAGGGAGCAGGGTGTCGGCGCCGAGGTTGCGCTTCAGGAGCCCGTCGAACCGGCGCGCCATCGGGCCGTCGCCGCTCGCAGCGTCCGGCCACCCTGCAGCTTGGGCCTGCTTGAACGGGTGGTCGAGGATCCCGAACAGGATCTCTGCTTCGTTGGCCTGGAGGGTGTCGCTCGGCGCCAGCATGGTGAGCTGGTCCGCCGCCCGGTAGGCAGTGCCCAGGAACCACGACTGCACGCGCGGGTTCGCCGCCTGGGAGGTCAGCTCGATGGCCATTGCCATGTCCTGCTGCGCCGCTTCGAGATCCGGGGTGCCGTTCTGCTGCGCCCTCTGTAGACGGGCCTGTGCGTTCGACTTGATGAGGTCGGCGATCCGCCCAATGGCTCGCTGAGTGACGCGCAGGTTCTCCTCGGGCGTCATGTCCCCGTAGAGCGTGGTGAAGTTGTGGAGGTAGGCGCCCCGGAGCCTGTCCGTGAGTGCCGCACCCACGCCCGCGATCGGGCCGTGCTTGTCAATCATACCGGAGCGCGAGAGGTGTAGCCCCGCCATGCGATCGGCCATCGCCTCGATGTCGTCCATAATTTCGGGGTTGGGGCGGTAGCTCTGGCCGTGGATTTTGGTCGCGATGCTCAGCGCCTCAGTGTACGACTGGGGGCTCGGGAGATCCTCAAACTCCACGTTTGCCTGCGCCCAGTCCCGCTCATCGTTGGCGGAGCGCGGCTTGCGGGCGGCGTCTTCCATGGATTGCTCAGAGATCTTCCGCTCAGTCCTCTCAGAGAGGAGGTCCGCATCCGTCGGCGCGTTGGGCACCGGCTGCGGTTGGGTGATCTGGGCAAACGGGTTGTCGGCCTGCGGCTCCTCGGGCTCAGTGTCCAAGGGCTCCACATCAGAGAATGGGTTCGACATTACTCAGTGATTTTCTGTGCGCTGATGCGGTCAAGCAGCCTGCGGTAGTTGGCGACGGCATCGTCCTGCTCCTCGCCGGGGGTCGGAAACCGACGAAGCAACTCCGCATCGAAGGCCTTCTTGTCCGCTGCGGTCCATGCACCACCGGTGGCCAGGAGCGTTTTCTCCATGAGCACCTCGACGTTGCCATCCTCGAACAGCGCCCAGGCATTCTCCACCTGATCGCTTGGGACGGTCCCGAAGTCGAAGGCTTTCACCCTGCCCGGGGACGCATTCGGGGAGAGTTGATCCTTGAACGGGGCGTAAAAGTTCTCGATGATCGCCTGTCGGGTGCGCGGATCGGCGCCACGCTCATCGAGCTTGTCTCGGGTGGTGGTGAAGTCGTCACTCGAAATGAACGCGTCGAGTGCGGCGAGCTGGCGAGAGATTTTGTCGATCTCAAAGTCGCCCTGCTTACCGGTGAGCGCCCGCTGCGCTGCGATTTCGGTACCTGCACTGGAGGTCTGGAACTTGTTCACCAAGCCCTGCAGCCGGCGGCGCTCCTTGATGTACTCCTCGGGGGAGCCAAGCCGGGGCACTGCGGAGCCGCCCAGCTCTTCGTGCTTCAGTGCCACCTGCGACATCTCCAGCCGCACGGAGCGCTGTTCGATGTCCTCAATCGCGTCGAAGCGTTGGTTGTCGGTGAGCTTCCGCCCGCCGGGACGCATGGCGGCTGCGGTGCGTGCTTCCACGAGGCCAATATCGGCCTGGGTTTTCAGGAGCTCGGCTGCACTCTGCGCTCGCTTCAGGGGCTCGAAGCCCTGGGCGCGCTCAAGCTGCTCTTCCTGCACTTTCACAGTGCGCTGACGGACTTCCATCTCCTGCTGCCGGAGGTCGAGTACCTTCTCCTGCTGCTTGACCTGCTCCTCGAACTGGAGGGTCTGGAGCTGCAGCTGCTGCTGCTTCTGCTTCTGCGCGACGATACCTTGTGCCGCCTGCAGGATGATCTGGCCGACGCTGCCGCCGAAAGGTTCTGCCATGTGTTAACTCCCAAAGACAGTTCGAAATAGTGGGTTGCCGGCGAGAAACTGAGTGCCTCCGAGGGCGCCCGCTGCTCCCTGGCCTTGTCTCTCACCCTGCCCGATGCCGAGCGTCTGGGTGATGTTCTCGAAGCGAGAGAAGTCGAGTCCGGCAAGGCGGGCTGCTGAGCCGCGGTCACCGAACTGCGTGAACTGGTTGACTGCTACGGTTCCGAGACCGGAGAGCGTCGCCGCCTCCGATGCGAAACCTTGAACGATCTCACCAACACGGCCGGCGAGCTGTTCTCCTGCACCAACACGCTGACTAGCGCGGGCGAGGTTGCGGCCGAAGGTGCCGACACGCTGGGAGCGGCCGCGGAAGAAGCCTGATGGCCCTCTTTGAACACCGATCCCCTGCTGGGAAAGGGACCTCCCGAAGGCCTGTGTTCCGGGATCCAGGAACTGCTGGAACGCCTGGGAGATGTCCCCGGCTCCGGTCAACCCCTCCCCCGAGAAGGCGAGTCCCTGGCGCCGGGCAATCCCGGCCAGGGCATCCGCCCCGAGCCCGACTGCGGAAAGGGCGGTGAGGCCCCGCTGCGCGAATTGCGTGAAGTCCCCGGTCGTGCCGCCGCCGGCGCGGAGCACGCTGGAAAGACCAGTGACTCCACCCATCGCGAGGCTACCCCGGAGCCCGCCGATCTGCTGGAGGAAAGGCAGCGCCGCTCCTTGGATCTCCCCGAGCCGCTGGCCGACTATGCCCTGTACACCCTGGAAGGCGGAGGCCCTGTTACCGGCGACGAACTGCGTGGCGAGGTCGCCGAGCACACCGCGCACCGCGCCACCGGCAAGGCCTTGAGCCGAAGCGCGCTTTGCGAGCTGCTCGATGGCCTGCTGCTGGCCTTGGTTCACCCGTGGGCTGAAGAACTGCCGAAGGATATCGGCCTGCCCCTCGCCCAGCCGGATATCTTGTTGGCCCGCGATGTCCGCAAGACTTGCACCACCCGCGCCGCGTTGGGAGGGATCAGTCGAGATGACCCTGCCGGTAGGAGAGCGCACCGTGCCGAGTAGTGCTCCGAAGGCCGTGAATCCACCGACGCCTCCCTGCTGTCGCCGGGCTTCTTGCCGCTGAATGACGTTGCGTTCTGCCTCTGAGAGAGAGGCAATGCCGCCCGTCGCCCCGCGTGCCAACCTAGCGCCGGCTCTAGTAGGCCCTCTTCTGTGGGTCATTACGCAACGCCGCTCAGTTGCCGGATGCGCTCCTGGAGGGCGTTACTTTCTATGTTGATGCCCTCGCCCGCGAACTGCGCTGCTTGACCGGTACCCTCACGCTCGGCCTTGGAAAGGCGAAGAGCATCGAGCTGCTGGCTGAAGGCGCGCTGCGCGTCGAAGGCGGACCCGATCTGGAATCCGCCGAGGGCACCGGAGATCCCACCGGTGAAGGCCTGACCGAACTGACTGCCGAGTGAACCCTGAGGCCCGAGCCCAGGAAGTTGAGCACCCGTGGCGCTCGCCACACGGAGTGGAGCCTCGAAACCGAGGATCGACTGACGCAGTCGTTCCGGGGCCTCAGCAAAACTCATGGCCTGCGGAAGAAGCTGCGTGCGGAGCCGCTGGGCAAAACCGGACGTGCCGATCGCCTCTTGTGCAGCCCCAATGTTGCCGGCGAAGGTGCCGCGGACGGACTGCGCCGCACGGATGCTCTTAGCAAAGTCGATGGCCAGAGGGCTCTGCCCGGCCTCGTTGAAGGTGGACGACAAGAAGTCGCGGGCCCCCTGGAAGAGCGGATCTTCTGTGATCCGCGCTACCGTCGCGTCCGCGAACTCTCGTGCCGATTGAATTGCACCCCGCTGCCGGCGCCTGAAGCGCTTGGACGCGCGGGCCGCGAAGACGCCGCCGAGGGCACCAAGGGCCCCGCCGATGATGATGCCGGCGGGCCCTCCGGCCGCTCCGGCCGCGGCGCCTGTGGTTGCGCCATGGGCTGGACTATCTGCCATGTTCTCTCCTAAGTGTTGAACTGGTTCTTCCGCGAGTACCGCGGACAGAAGGCAATCTTTGTGAGCCACCATGGCTCGGTGCGCGTGAGACTACCTTCACGCAGGTTCCAGAACGGCTGTACGCCGATGAATAGGTTGAAGGGGGCCTCGCTGTCGTTCGAGTCGTTCACCGTCCCGGGAAACTCCAGACTCATCCCTACTGTTCCTGGCCCGTCCGTCCAGGTGCTTAGGCCCAACGTGATAGCCGACCCTGGGGCCGAAGCCATGTACATGAGGCCATCGATGGCCACCCGGATCCACTCGCCCGACACTGCGGTCTCGCCCATGAAGTAAGTTGCCCCGCTGTCGTCGCCGGACGTATTGAAGTAGATCCAGTCGCCGGGCACCGACTCGTCGTCGTAATCGGGGCGCAGCTGGCTATTGATATGTGACTGGTTGAACCCCACCACTACAGGGGCCATGTGTCTCTTGTCCGTTTGCGTTCCGGTAGAATCGTAGACCTGGCACGTGCGGCCGGGGCCGGTGAGCTCGACGCCCGTCCCCACAGCCGCGGGGCCCTTGAGCAGCATCGCCGTCTCGAACTTGTCCGGCCCGATGGCCAGCCAGAGCGAGACACCGGTGTCGTCGATGACGTCGTGGTAGCAGTACATTACGTTCTCCTCCTGGTGCCACACGAGCTGGCCCGGGTCGGGGCTCGTGGGGAAGCCGGAGAAGCTGGAGCTGATGACGATGGGATTGAAGCCATCCGCGAAGTCTTCGGTGGTGATCTCCGAGAAGGCCGCAGTGGCCCACATATCGAACAGGTCCTGCCGCGTGAATGGCTCGTCGAAGGAGATCAGAGGGTTCAGTTGTGCCACTAGGGGCCTGCCTGCTGATTGGTGTAGGACATGTACCCGAAGGCCCACATCATGAAATCTTGTTTGTAGTCGGCTCCCAGCTGCCCAGCTCCGTTTGAAAGCTTCGAGCTAGAGGGCGAGGGGCTCCCTACCCAGCCGAAGTACTTCCACCCACCGAGGTTGCTTGAGGTCCCGAAGTTGAATGCCTGCATGTGTGGGATTGAGGTAGTTGCCTGCGGACTCTTGAGGCGCTGGCTGAGGCACATCTCGGACTCTTTACTTAGTGTGCTCCCCGCTGTTTCCCGGTCACTGTATTGGATCAACCCGCGGAAAGCCACTCGTTGATGCCGCCCGGGACTCGTCGCAGTGTCGCCCTGGATACAGCCCCAGTGGTCGCCTCCGCGGGCGTTGTTGTAGCTTCCAGCGTTCGAGACGTTCAGGCTCGGAATCCCAGAATGCCGGGTAGCCAAGCCCTCCACACGGCGCAGATCTTCCCATACGCCGAAGCCACCGCCCTGCTGCACGGTGACCCCGATGCGCCGATGGTCCACGGGGTTTGCCTGGATCTCCAAGTGTAGTCGGAGCGTCTCCCATCCGTACTCGATGCGGTTGAGGATGACGGGGCCAGCCTGCTCCTGGACCCAGACGTCCCCCTTCATGGAGACCCACAGCGTGCCGACCGTGTCGCTGGTACGCAGCGCGTCGGTGGTGCCGGAATCGTCGCCGCTCTTGATGCCGGCGATGCCCGCGTCAAGTTCAGCAACGGTGATCCCGCTGATCTTCAGACCGTTGGCCTGCCGGAGCATCGTCTCCACGGTGGGGACTTCGCGGACGCCGAAGTCGTATCCTGGTACTATGGTAGCCATCTAGTTGTTGTTGAACCTCTGCGCGTCTGGGTCCTTCACCATGTTGGTGCTGGTTGCCGGTTTAAAAATCTGGAGTACTTGCTCCACGCTAGAAGCAGCACTCTCCACGCAGTACGCCAGGATAGAACTCACGTTGGTCCATGCCGTGGCACCCGTGGCTTTGAGGCGGTAGTGCGGATCCCCCTGGCTGAAATGGTACAGCGGGTGGGGGTGATTGTTGTCGTTGGCACCGGGTCCCTGTACCAGACAGGTTCCGAAACCCACCTCCAGTACCACCTTGTAGTCGCCATCCGCGGCGTTATCCAGTGCAATCATAATTGGGTCGGTGTGCATGTGGTGGCCCATGAAGCGCGCGTTCTGGAACTCGAAGCCCAGCCCCGCTCCGCCTTCCGTGCCCGCGGTGGACGCCATTACAAGCGTGCGTCTCGGGGTACCGGCCCCGAACTGGTCCTTGGAGATCTCGAATTTCCATTCGCTGTTCGCGCTGTTCATGCGGAGGACCATATTGTCGAGCCAGCCCCATCGGCACTTCACAAGCGCCTCCTTGCGGTCGGACATCGCTACCCACTGGAATTCCGACACGTCGGCGCCAGCCAGGGAGGGGCTGAAGAACTCGGAGCGAATTGCCTGGGGCGTCCACTTGTACATCTTGCCGGAGCCGCGCTTGAACCACAGGGTGCCACGGTCACGGATGTCGGTGACAGGGGCCTCGGTGGCGGAGACAACAAACCCGACGGGGCCGTCCGCGAACTCGTCGGGCCCGAAGTCCGTGAACTCGGTGCCCTGCACGAAGGCGGTCATCGCCTCCTCGATCTTCATTCGCTCGCCGTCTGCCGGCAGTGGGCCGGCGGTGATCTTCAGTACCATTACTCGTCGTTCGCGTAGTCGTCGGTGAGGACATGGCCGCTCACCTCGGTGAAGTAGAAGAACAGCCGACCGCTCTCGGTGGTCTGTGTAGCTGTCATGAGACGGATCTGCAGGTGGTAGCTCGGCGCGACGTCCGACAAACTGAACGTACGCCGACGGATCGCGTCTTCTGAGGACACCCACGGCAGGGGTTCCACCCCGAACAACACGGTGTCCACGGTGCCGGAGATCCGCATGTCGGTCATGGGAACCCAGGATCCCTGGTCCGCCTTGTATGCCACCTCTATCGCGGACGTCTCCGAGGACGACATCTGCATAGTGAACCGGTCCCAACGCTTCCTCTTGAGGGGCTCCTGCAGCGTGTAGCTCCGGGACTCCTCCAGTATGCGCACTCGGGCCGGCTCGGTAATGTTGGTCGAGGGCTCGATATCCCCGACGTACAGGGAGTAGACCATGTGCGAGTGGTTCGAGACATCGGTCTCACCGTTCGTCACGGACGTGTCGCCCGCGGGGTAATTGTTCTGCATCCACAGGCGATCCACGGAAGCCACCTGGAAGCTCGACAGGTCTCGGGCCTCCCAGCTGTGGAGCGTCCAGGACCTGTTCTCGATGTCGTAGCGCAGCACGTGCGTGTTGTCGATGGCCCCGTCCAGGGGAACCGCCAGGTGGTAGGCGTTATCGAACACAGCGGCCACCGCTCGGTGTGCCTGAGTAAAGTTGATGCGGTCGATCCAGGCCTTGATGGGCCACGAAAGTGGGAAACTCGCCCCGGTTTGCACGTCGTTGTCGGCACGGTTGAGGGAGCGGATCCCGTCGGCGGACAGAAAGAGGACGTCGGCATTGTCTTGGCCGGGTACCCAGGCGGCACTCTTGGTCGCGACGCAGCCCACGCCCTGGGTCAGGGTGCGGACCGAACTGTTGATCGTGTCGAGTGCGTCACCGGCGCCTGGGATGATCGCACTGTCCGTGCCCCACCGCGGGGTGAACAGGAAGATCGCGCCCTCCTTGAAGATCCACAGCTTCGGGTCCAGGTCGCGGGCCGGGAGGATCGCGGTGATCTCCCCCCCAACGCCCGGCTCGATCAGGATGCTATTGATGTCCGAGTAGCTGACGAGGTCGCCGATCTCGGACCAGCCGATGGTCTCATCCTCACCATGAAACAGCCGGTTCTGGAAGATGGCCACGGTGCGGGGCGCGAGGCTAGCCGCGGTGGCTTCGTCGGTCTCGATGTTGTACACTACCAACTGACTGCGGCCGGCAATGCCCAAGGCGGTGTCGGTCACTCGCTCGCACATCGCGGTCACGTAGGCAAGCTGCCCTGCCTGCCGGCCGGTCACAATCTGGTGGAGAAGCCCATCGATCAGTGAGACCGCAGACGCCTGCTGTGCCCACCCGCCGTCGAGGTCGGACTTGTAGATGGAGGAGCCCCAGATACCGACCAGGAACTCGTCGAAGTTCTCGTCCGAGTAACCGGCCATGCCGCCAGGCTTCACCTGCGCATGCACGCCCCCGAAACTGCGGACGGCGCGCCGGCGGGAACGGGAGCCTACGCTGTTGATCTCCTGGTTCTGGATCTGAACGCCCTGAGTCTCGCTGATCAACCAGGGGACATTTCTCTGGACCGCCCCCTCGTGGAGAGAGACCGTCCGCTCGAAGCCGCGCTCCGGTTGCTTTGGAAACTCAGCCATGCTACCCCTGCCAGAACTCGTCTTCGAGATTCACGTAGCCGAGCCACGGACTCACCGTAAAGTCCTTTTCGCCGAAAGTTTCTTCTTCGTTTCGTTTCAAGGCGATCACCTCGTTGGCCTTTTGCCACGCTCGTTCAGCGGCTTGGCCCTCATTATCCATCCAGTGAAGGTTCCCCGCAGCGCGCCACATGAGTGCCTCTTCGTTGACCGCAGGATCCAAGGCATCGTTCTCGCTCGTGATGCGGTCGGGACGTCGAAAGTAGACAACCTCAAGGGCCTGGCCGCTCGGCACGGGGGAAAACTGTACCTTGCGATACATCGGACGTGCTTCCCACGAGGGAATGCGCGCGATCTGCCCGTCGGCGGCTGTGCCGATGAGCACATCATTGGTCGTGCCTTTGTCCTTCTGGATCGCGATGATCGTAGTGTAGGTATTGGTCGAGGCCAGTGTGGCGCCAACTAGCGACATGGTCTCCTTGGCTTCATACAGCGCCAGGGAGGTACCAGAGGCGGTGGAGTCACTGACCAGCCCACGCACTTGTACGGCGATCGCCTCCGAAGCCGTGGACGATACGTGAATGACCGCGGCCGCGGAGAGATCTTTCACCGTGGCTACGAAACCCATGTCACGCCACTCCAGCGGCGCACCCGTGGTACGTTGGAAGTAAGCACCCGAGCGGCGGTGCTCGAAGAACTCGCCAGGGTTCAGCGGGCGAGCATTGGTTCTGTCCCCTATGCGGATGATCTTGTTCACGCGATCGGGTAGAGTCAAAAACTCACCAGTAGACTGAAAATCCTCGATACGCTTCAACGCATCCCATGGAACTTGGCTGCTGTACCACTGTTGAGCCTCATCGAGACTGTCCAACACGCGGACCCGGTACGAAGGGTCCACACGATCGGCGATCCGCTGCACGCGGTCGATGAGATCTTTCACCAAGGTTGAGGCCATCTACTTGTCTTTCTGTAGCTTATCGAGTAGCCACTCTCTGTGTACTTGTATACAATCGCCGTCTTCGCAATCGCGCACAGGGTACAGTCTTTTCATTCTCGCTAGAGGGCCTCTCGTAATAGTACCATGACTACCCCAAAACTCTCCTCGACTCCCTCGTCGTAAGCGTCCAGCGCCTCGATCACTAGAGTGCGAAGCTCCGTGTATAAGGCGCTGGTGGCTGGTGCCTCAGCTATTTCCCGCTTCAGTGCGTCCACCTCCGTGGTCAGGGCGCTAATCTCAACGCGTAGTGCCCGCAGCGTGTCCAGAATACTCATCGCGTTTCTTTCTGTAGTTTATCCAGTAGCCACTCTAGTGCGGCGCCTATAGGCTTGTTGGCGGCCGAGTTGTGTAAAGAGACCTGCGTCACTCACGGGATTTCCTTTGAAATGGGCTCGGCAGGCGGCACGAGCGCCTCTTGCGCCAGGGGTGGAACCGCCGTAGCCGCCCCCAGACCGAGCTTTGTAATCCAGTCGTCTGCGAGAGCCTCAACGTCGAAGCGCTCCTGTGCGATGCGCGCGTGCGCGTCGCGAATTGGGCTCTCGGCGGGTACGTTGACCGCCTTGGCCAGCATCTCTGCGGCTTCATCGAACCACTCGTTCGAGATGCCGCCGGCCTCCGGGAGGTCCGGGAGAGCCGGGAAGGCGCCGACCGAGATGGTCTCCTTGAGGGCGCCGTAGCGGGTGGACAATACGACCATCCCATTGGCCTGTGCCTCCATTGCGCTCATGCAGGAGATCTCCGGGAAGCGGGTCGGGTAGATCCACACGCCAGAAGACTGCATCAGGCCGCGCATCTGCTCGAAGCCGATCCGGTTGAGCACTACGCCGTCCACCCCGTCGATGCGGTTGCGGAAAAAGCGCTCGTACTCGTCCATACTGACGTCGCGCCCCAAGTCCGGCACGAACCTATGGGTCTGCTGAGCGAACATCTTGCGGGCCCACGGCGTCACGCCGTAGGTCACCACCAGGGTAATCTCGGGATCCACGAGGCGGGCGCGCCGCACCACCTCGACGGCCGTCGTCAGACCGCGGTCCGGGGAGGAGCAGAAGAGCACCCGTTTCGCGTTGCGGGTTGGCGCTTCAGACGCATCTTTCACCTCGATGGCGTTGCGGGCCACCCACACCTTCTCCGCGGGCACAACGTCCTTGACGGAGTCCAGGTGGAACTCCGATTGGAACTGTATGTAGTCAAGCATCTCCAGCACATCCTTCGTGTACCGCGACGCGTCCTGTACGTCGTGGTTCCACAACATTCTCAACCGCGCCGGGCAGCGCACCTTCATGGCGCCGTCGGGGTCCCGCCAGAAGACGACCACGTCCCGCTGGCGCTTCGGGTCGAACTCCGCCCAGTGCCGCCAGTCCACGCCGGTCTCCGCGGACACGCCGCGAACCGGCACGGGAACCTCGCCGTAGACCGTGACGTTCACGCCCTTGCGCTGGAGGGCGTCCGCCAGGATGATGACCATCTTCTCGGAGCCGCCGGTGCCATCCTGGCGGCAGAAAGGGCCCCAAGGCTCCCCGCTCGGGCCACACATGATGGCGACAGATGGAGCCTCTTCCCTCCCCTCGGGTGGTTCCAGCTTGCTAACTCCGTTCCGCTCCAATGATTCGGGGATCGCAGTCAGTTCCTCGCAGATCTGGACAGCGACCCGCTTGGAGTCCAGGCCCCCCGGGTAGCGGATGTTGTTGGTGATGTTGTTGACCGCCTTGTGGATCTCCACCCCGTACAGATTCATCCGGAAGCGCTTCCACATCTCCTGCGCCTCCTCGGAATTGGGCCGGAACCGGTATGCGCGTTCGGCGCACTCCATGGCCTCCTCGCCGCGGTACATCTCCTTGTAGGCGTAGGCGGCGATCACGTGCGGGTGATAGTGGATGTGGGTCGGGTCGTGGGAGAACATTTGGTCCTTCGGGATCTCGACACCGAGGCCCATCTTGTACCAGTGGACAACCTCCATCCAGCGCGCCAGCGAACCGTAGGCACGGGAGAGGCCGAAGTAGCCGCGGGGGTCGAAGGGCTTGATCTCCACGCACTTGAAGAAGTGATCCAGAGCATCAAAGGGCCGCTTCACGCGGGGGTCCATGTACATCTGGGCGCGGTAGTAGTGCGCAGCGTACCGGTCCTCGATGCTGCCAGAGTGGAAGTCGAAGAACTTGTAGTAGCTCTCAGCCTCGCTGAACAGTTCCAGGCCCCGGGCGCTGTTGCCCAGGTAGAACACGGTGCGAGGATCGAGACAGTTGGCCGCCTTGGTCTCCTCGAACTCGTCGCGGAGAATGATGTAGTTCCGAACGTCGGACACCTTGTGCGGTTTCCGGGCATCGGTGTGGACGATCTTCGAGTGCACGCACTCCAGGAACGCCATGGAGCCGGAGTCCTTGCCGGGGCGCGGGATGGCGGTCTCGTGGCAACGGCCCACCCAGTGAAAGATGTCCTTTTTGAAGATGCGCTCGCGGCGCAGTACGGTGGTGCAGACTCCGTCGTGGCCGAATTCGTAGTCGTAGTCCATGAAGATTTGCGTCATGGGCGTGTGCGTGAAGATGAAGTTGATGGCCCTCCGAAGTTCGCCTTGCTTTTCCTCCATCAACACGTCGTCAGAGTCGATCCAGAAGATGAGATCGTTCTTCGAGGCGTCTTGTGCGATCTGCCGCGCGGCGGAGAAGTCGAGGATGCCCCGGGGATCACCGATATGTTCAATGTAGGCCTCCAAGACATCGGGGTGCAAGTATTTCTCCACGAGTGGAAGGTAGTTCACGGCGATGTCGCGGCGGTCAATCACCCGGAGGTTTGGAAACAGCTTCTCCAGTTGCTTGATCTTCTTGAACGCACTGTTCGTGGAGCCGGTGTCTACGATGACACACTCGTCCTTGCAACCGCGGACGAAGAGCGCCCCGTAGATGCTGTCCACGCACTTGCGTACAGCTTGGGGGCTACCCTTGACGATGAGGTTGTAGCTCACCGGTTGGTGCTTCTTGCCTTTCTCGGCCAGCATCTCGCTGGTGATCACAGGCTGGTTCGGCGGTCCGTGCATGTTAGTCCTTTCGGATCCGGCCGCGGTTTCCCGTCGGCATGAGGTTGGGGAACTCTTCGCAGAGAATTTTGATGTCGAGGTCGTCGGTTGCGAACGGCTCCATGTCTGGGGCGTGGATCTGGAAGACCTTTCGCAGGGAGATGAACAATTCGCGAGGCAGGCGCAGGGAGCAGTGGCCCTTACCGTTGCGCCACTTGCCGCCGGTGTGCTCCACTTTGGTGATCTCCTTGAGGAAGGTCGCCATCCACTTTGCATACCGGGGGTTCAGGTTATACCACGCCTGCACCGTCTGGCGGATCAAGTCGCGCCGTCTGCGTAGGTCGGCTTTAGAACTGGCAAGCGAACGAATGAGGGGTTTGCCCTCGCGCGCCTTCACGTAGTCGGGTTTATCTATCATCGTCCTCACAACTCTTCACGATCCCATAGACAAGCAAGCCGTGCTATGCCTCCACGTATCCATCACACTTGAAGCTGTGGTTCTGTAAGAAGGTGAAGTCGTCGTTACCCCTGATAGCCAAGTACTCACCTGCAGTACCATCAAGTGTCAAAGCCCGGCCTCCTCTTCGGAAAGTCCAACGAGCGGAGAGGAAACTATCGCCCACGCCAAAGTCGAAGAAGTTCACATCGTGACAGTGAGCACTCCACGAAGCATTCTCTTTCACAGGGGATCCCGTGAGTTCTTTGATTACGGCCCCAGCAGAGTTCCTGTGATAAACGCGCACCCCGTTAGTCAACGCTGCGCCGGCTCCGTATTTCTCTGCGGCGTACTGCCCGGTGTCCCGCAGAAACACTATCATTCGAGAGACTTTCCAGATCTGTCCGGTGGGTGGGATTAGAGAATAATCTTGGGCGGCACCCGAATGATCTAGAATCATCTCTACATCACTCACTGCCGTTGATCCTGATATGCCGGCGAATTGCCAGAAAGGAAGGCCGTCGACTTGCAACGACTGATAGCGCTTGATGTCTTTTTGGACTCCTGAAGTCATGGGCTCCCTTAGGCATCCAATGCAAACGCAGACAGGAAAGAACCGGAGGGAACGAGGTTAAGAGCGCCCCCGCTGGTTTGGGTCAGCTGCAGTTGGTACGTTTCACCAGCCACCACGTCGAGGACTCCGGTGGTGAGCGTGGCAGCCCATTCACCTACGCTTGTAGCGTCCCAGTTAGTCGTTACCACATTGGTGCCACCGTTTTTGAGTATCGAGCCCTCGCGCTGCCCAACTGAGCTACCGACCCACCGTATGCCGGCTGAAATAATGATGCGCGTGATACCCGAGGGTACAGTGATGATCTTGTCATCAACTACTAGATCTGCCCAATCACCATCATCAAGGTCTTCGGTTTGCCACTCCACGGGAGCGCCTAATCCATCGGTAAAACTCATTAGAGAGGTGCGGGTTAGTCTTACACCCGACATGGTGAATCCTCCTCCAACGGCGGCAATGGTAGCCACGTCCGCTGCCATTGCGACAAGCTGGGACAGTATCTGGTTAGAAAGATGCGTCATCGATGTCCTCTGAAAAAATAGGGCGGTCGCCTCCATTCGCGACGAAGACGACCACCCTTTGTTTCAGCCTACGTTAGGCTTGGTTGATGTACGCGACGAAGCCGGTGCCTCCACCGCCACCTTTCTCGTGATCATAGAGCAGGGTCGCCTGCGCGTTGATCTGGAAGCGGTCACGGAGACCGTCCCGAGAAAGTTGTTCCACCGTGGGCGGCCGGAGCCAGCCGACGGCGAACTTGTCGGGTTGGATGAACATCAGCGAGTTGCCGAAGGTCGTCTTCGAGGCCGACACGAGCTGGTCCTCAGTGTAGAGGATGTCCATGGCGCCGAAGTCACTTTCGTGGCGTTCGACGATGAGCATCTGGGCCTTCTCCGCGGCGTCGATGTTCCGCGTAACGCGGGTCGAGTACTCAGAGATGGTACGCTTGAGGAACGTGTTGACGTAGCACTGCGTCGGGCGGATACCCAGACGCTGGTCCCGGAACACCTGCAGGAGGTCAACGAAGACCTCTTCGGTCAGCGTGGTACCGGAGCTATCCGTGAAGGTAGCGGTACCGGACTGCCCGGAGAAGATGTTGAGCATCCCATGAAGTTGACGCGCGGCGTCGGTCGCACCGGTGATCGCGGAACCGCGATGCAGTGCGTGTTCGATGTCGTTCATCAGCTCATCAACGGACTTCGCCACCTGGTAAGTGAACGGGTCGCCGTTGTAGTGCCCCACGAGACGTTGCTCGTCGGAAACCACACCCCACTTGGCGAACGATTGAACGTGCGCAAAGTGACGTACGGGCTGTTGGAGCGCGGGGTTAGTTGCCGCCGCGCCTTCGACTTGGGCGTTGAGACCACGAGTCCCCAAGAGGTCAGTGAGCAACTCGACATACGTGTTGGTCACCGGCTGCGATCCGATCATGGACAACAGCGGACGCTCTTTGGAGATGAGGTTCGTGACCTCTGCCAGGACGGTTTCCGCAATGGTGCCGCCCTGAGGGCGTGCGCCAGCAGTAAACTCGTCCCAGGTTACAAGGTTGGCCAAAAGGTTACTCCTCGGTCAGTTTGGCCCTGCCCGTTTGTAGACCGATCATCGCGGCAAGCTCGTTGGTCGTCAGTCCCTGGCTCTGGCCTTTCTCAGCAAGAGCTTGAACTGCTTCCTTCGTATCTGCTTTGCCGGATGGAAGATCGCCGATACGTGCAAGCACGTTCGGTACCGTGGCAGGCATAGTGGCGGCCTGCTTCTTCGACTCTTGCTCCTGAGTCGTTCGTGCTCCTTGGCTAAGGATCCCCGCCACAGCGGCGAGGGCGATAGCCGGCCCATCTGGATCGAGCTGCAAAGCGGGACTCCGGCTGAACACTGCGTCGAAGGTAGATTGCTCTACGCTTCCGTCCACAAGTGCTTGCGGGAGGAACTCCTTGGCGGCTTCCTGGTAACTGCGCGATTGCGCTTGTGCCAGTTGGGCTGCTTCGGCTTCCTGCTTGCGGCCTTCCACCAGTGGTGCAAGGGCCTCGTTGACGGCGCTCTTGACAACGGCTTCGATGTCAACTGGCTGGCCCGCGGGCTGCGCAGTCTGGTCTCCCTTGTCCTTGCTCCCGAGGAGTGCCGCCAGCGGGTCGCCGGCAGGCGCGGGTTGAGCAGGACTGGCGAGACGCGAAGTGAGCTTGTCCACCGTCGATTGCAGCGAGACGATCTGTCCGGAGAGAGCCGTCGTTTGCGCCTCCGCACCTTCAGCGCGCCTCGTTGCATCATGTTTCTGTCGAGTGAGTTGCGCGATGCGCTTCTCTACTCCGCCAGGCTCCTGGTCGGAGCCTTCCTTTTTTGGTTCGTCTGCCATTTCAGACTTCCCTTCGGATGGGATCTTCTCTGACCCCGGTTAGCTCGGCGAGAGCGCGAATTGATGTACGGAAGCGATCGACTGCGCGGATGGTCAGGACGTGGTCCTGGGGGTTGCCGAGATCACCCCGTAGAGCCCGCACGGCTTCTTGCTCCATGTCGTAGAGAAGGTCTGAAATGACCCGAAAGTCTGGGGAAGAGAGCAGGGCATATCCGGCCCTGAACCTCTCGTCTTCTGTCATGGGGCGTTCGTCGTGCTGGCTCATGTTCTTCTATCCTCGCCAAAGTCCCGAAGAGGGGCCTTATATTGACATTCGCTGCACTCCGCCGGGCCGTCCTGGTTCGCACATTGGCCCCCCATCTCAGGGTACATATCGCAGTCGTCCTCCTTATTCAGCCATCCCTCGACTTTCTCCAGGGTGACTATCACTCCCACAGACCTCTTGCACTTGGGGCACCACATTAGATGATCGGCGGCGGCGGCTCAACGCCCCGCTGCTCGGCCGCCTGCTGGGCGGCTTCCAGGACGAGCTGGACGTTGGCGCCCTCCTCCTCGGACCGGATGATGCGCTTGGCCACGTTGTAGTCCACGAGTTGTACCCACTGACGGAAGAGTTCGGCGCCGTCGAGGCGGCCGGCCTGCATCAGCGGGAGGGTCAACGGCGAGGACATGATCCGCTCCAGGGCGGAGATCTGGAAGGACCGGTTGGTATTCGCCGGGGTGCCCGCGGCCCGGATGTCGTAGGACCGGTTGATCTCGTGCTTTCGGGCAATCCTCGGGAGCTCTTCCTCGGTCACGCGGAAGAAGAGCTCGGTTGGCCCGAGATCCACGTAGAGTTGCCAGAGCTTGGTGAAGCTCTTCGAGAGGGCCACCTGGAAGATCTTGGCGTCGAGGCCGAAGATGTTCGAGGAGATGCCTTGGATCGCGTTCACCTCGGCGGCTGTCCGGCGCTCCCCGCGCTGCTGGAGGTTCGTCAGGGTCGCGTCGAACACGCCCACGTAGGTCTCCGCAAGGCGCTGGTTAACTTGCTCCTCCTGGAGAAGGCCGGCCAAAATCGCGAGGTTCTGGGTCAACGGCAAGATGTCCTGGGTGCTGGCCACGGGGATGACGGAGCCCGGCTGCCACTTGATGCTCTTGCGGTAGTTCCCACCGGACACCCGCATCAGGAGAACAGGCGCGAGCACGATCTGCGAGGCATCGATCCGGGCATTGTGGAAAGCGGTGACGACCTTCTGCAGGGGCCGCAGCATGTCGGCGATCCCGCGATTGTCGATGGGGCGGGCCGCGGCCTCGAAGGGGTAGAGGGTGATCGGCCACGTGTCGAAGGGGTAGGGGTAATCGAGGACCGCCAGGACCTGCCCTTCGATAGGATCACTCCCGTCGCTCTTGCCACCGGGAGCGTACCACACGATGCAACGCTCGCGTTCGCCGTCGCCGTTGATGTCCAAGCGGGCGAAGATCTCCCAGATGATGATCTTGCCGATCTTGCCCTGACGGGTATTCGCGCGGCGGGACCTACCGGCAACGCGGTCCATGATGTCCTGGATGCGGTCGCGCATGCCATCCGTGGTGGGCACGCCAGCTGCCGCCTCACTGTCGCCGGAGATACCCTTCAACAATTTGTCAACGCGCCCCGCGGGCAGGTGCCCGTCTATGGCCATGGCCTTGAGTTGGTCGCGCGTCATGTGGTGGATCTGGCAGAAGAAGTCGGCCTTCTCTGGGTTTTGGTTCTGGGGCACAATGACGTTGAGGGGATCGATCGGGGCCCAGTCTGGGCGGTCGATGGCGACCTTCCGGTACACGAGCTTGATGTACTCCTGGCCGGCAAGGATCCTGGTGACGGCGGCAAGGAGCATCGGGCCTTCGCGCTCGTCCTGGCGGTCGAGTTGATACTCGCTCTCCAGTGCGGTCATCACGATGTCTTCGGCGGTCGGGGGATCCTGCTGGGTCCGCGCGGCCTGTTGTTGCATTTGTTGCACAGTCTGCGTGAGGCCATTCGGGAAGAGATGCGCGATCGGTACCACCCGCGCCTCGCGCGACGTTTCGTACTTCCAACCCTCGCGCGTGTATGCGTGTCCACGCCAAGCGACGAGATCGACGAGCTGGATGACGGGGTAGGTCGACTCCATGTAAGTGAGAACGAGGTACGTGAAAAACTTCTCCGCCGAGCGGGCGGCCTCGAAGTCACTCGGAGACTGGGCCGTGAAGAACGCAACCGGCTCGGCATCGAGAACCAAACTCGCAACGCCTGGGCGCCAGCGACGAATGATGCCGTCGATGAGAGGGACGTTGATGTTCGAGGCGTTCTTCCAGGGGATGTTACGCCCCTTGCGGCTGCCGAGGCGAATGCGAACGAGCTCTGCTTGCTTCTGCAGCCAGCCTATGAGTTCTTGGTCTGTGGCGCGGATGTCGAGGATCAACTCTTTGATCTGCTTCATCAACTCCACGTCATCGATCGCTTGCGCGACCTGGAGTACCTCGATCGAGATCGGGTTCCCACGAGAGAGTGCCATGTCTGTTCCTTTACAGCGCGGCGCCTTGGGCCAGATGCTTGGTCAGAGCCTCACTCGTCATCGTCGGCCCACTGCACACTTTCGGCACAGGCTCGCGGAAGAGATGTCGGAAGTAACCATCTGTCTGGCCGCAGGCTTTTGCCGCATTCCAGGCTAGTTGTCGGTGATCCGGACTGCAGTACCCCATGTGGAGAATGCGCCCTTTCATGTGGACGAAATTCGCAGAGCGTGCGACGAAGATGGGGGATTGCGTACCCCCACCTCCCATCGTCCTCGTGAGGATGTCGCTGAAGTCGTCGTCCTTGTAGATGCGGAAGAGATGCGTGCCAGTATGTCGGAGGAACCCGCTGTCGTAGTGAGTCGCCTCCTCGTTGCAGATGTTGAACCAGTCGGCCTCGACTCGGTCCACGTCCATGAAATTCAGGTGAGCGCGGATCTCCTGGAGGGCAACGTCCGAGAGGATGATGTCGTCGTCCCACAGCATGCCGGCGCCGGAGGCCCCGTCCTCACGGAGGTGGCGGTACATGAACTGCATCGTCTCGGTCCAGCGGCATCCCTGTGATGTACGGATGGGCTCCGGGCACTCCAGGAGGGTGAAGTCGAAGTTGTCGGGTTTCAGCCGTTCGATCTTCGCGAGTGCGCTGATCACATTGGGGGATGGTCGGTCTGCCATGATGACGAGGTGGGCACGCCGTCCGCGTGCGACCTGCCGCATCTGGGAGAAGATGACGGATAGCCATTCGCTGCGGCGGTGCACGCGTAGGAGGAAGCCGACTTGCCGGACCGAGATCGATGCCATGTTAATCTACCGTATAGGTCTTCTCGAAGATGTCTTTGTCGCAGGGATACGGTTCCCCCTCGACACCGATGATGAGGTAGTCGCCGCACTTACCCCGCATGCTACCTTCCTTCGTGTGGACAACAAAGCCTTCTGACAAGTTCACCTGGAGCGCGTCAATCTCCACTGGCTTTTTTCTGGCTCTGATGAAGCCCTCGAAGTTCTCGGGGCGCGCCTTCGTCATGTCGAAACTATCAGTCATCTCGTGCTCTCTTTCAAATGGTGCAGGGAGCGGGAATCGAACCCGCGGAGCCCGGCATATGAAACCGGACGGGCCGCCAGCGGCCTTCCCTGTACAGTGGGGAGAGCCCGTCGCCGCAGCGCTGGGTGCCCTCCCCTGTTCATTATTCTGGCCGTTCTACGGACCACGGGACGCAATTTTGGCCAAGATGACCTTGCGCTTGCGGTACGCAATGAGCGCCGCGACGGCCGCAGCAATGCCCAGTGCGGGCAAAGTGGCTCCGCCGGACGCGGCTGCCCCAGGCGCGCCTTCAGCCAGTAGATCGGCGACCACTTCGATGACAGGCCGAGCGATCTCGCCGGTGTCCGGGTCTCTCAAAACGTCAGGGCCGCCTACACAGCCCGAAATGGCCACCGCCAGGATGGCCGCGAATACGAAACTACGCATATGGGAACCTCCTCTCTACAGGGTCTAGTGGAACCAATCACCATCGTTCTCCCTCCGAAGGGTCTCATCGTCGATGTAGGAGTACGAGTCGCTATCGACGTCCTCGGGAATCCAAGGGAAGAGGATCAGGTACCTCAGAGCGTCCCTGGCATCCTTGTAGCGCTCGGCCATCTTCTCGGGCAGAATGTCAGGGTCGCGGGAGGTCGTGAAGACAGAGTACGCTAGGGCGGCAATGGTGTTTTTGCACTTGGCATTCACGCGGAGCTTCGGGCGGTTCCAAGGGCTCAACGCTTGTTCTTTGTCCCAGGAGAGCATCTGACGGATCTTCTCGATCCCGATCTCCTCGCGCTCAGTGCCCTCCATGCGACAGTCGAAGTACATGCGCTCCTTGGAGAAGTCCTCTTGGATCGTGGTATGGACCTCCCCCTTGATGCGCGGGGCCGCGGCGCCGAAGCGAGGATCGAGGCAGCGATAGTGGGGCTCGCGGCCATTCTCAGCAGCCCGGACGATGCGGGCGTAGTCGGGGATGGTGTGGGGGCTGGTACGCATCGAGGCGTGGTCCTCATGGGGCCACTCGTCGTAGATGTAGAGCTCTCCATCCGAGTGCCAGATCCCCCAGACGAAGAAGAAGGGCCGCCGGTGGGCGGGATCGCAGGCTACCCCGACGACGCCGCGTGGGGGCATAGGGCTGTCCTCGGGCACGATGTGGATCCCGGCATCGAACTGCGGGAAGGCGCGGTGGGTGAGATGGCTCCAGGTCCCGGACTCCCGGGCTTCGCGTTCCTCCTGGGTGAACCCGCCGCCCTCCAGGAACTCGTGTTTCGAGCGCGCACTCAGGTGCGGGTTGTCGTGGATGGAGCCTTGGATCGCGGCGATAGTGACGTCGAGTTCGTCACCCCGCATGATGAAGATCTCGAAGATCCAGGGGGCATTGGGTCCGATGGGCGTACACGTCATCCAGAGGCGCGCCATGAGATCCGTGAGTCCCCGCCACAGCGGCGCCCAGATGGCGCGCTTCGGGGGTTCGTCGAAACTGGCGGACCCGAAGGATTGCGCCTCGTAGGCCATGGGGTCCTGCTCGCCGGAGGCGAAGTGGATCTCCCCGCCGAACGTGTTCAGCTCGGGCGGCAGGCGGAGGAGCAAGGGCACAGACTGTGCGCCGCGGTTGCAGCGGAAGTTGGGGTGGGCGCGAACGGCCGGCGGGAAAAAGGACTCGATCTTGGGCCACATGGTGCCTAGGATCCCCTGACGCGCGGGGAGACCGGTGGCGCAGAGGTGTTTGTTTGGGAGCTGCAGGGGAACACCGTCCGCCCGGCGGATCCAGTATTCCGGCGGGATCGAGGAGCGCGGAGGGTAGTCGCCCTCGGCGATGAGTTGCAGGCCCGGGACCAGCCACGGCCGGTAACCGTACATGTGAGCCACCACTTCGGCGGCATTGGCATGGGATTTGCCCCACCGGTTGCCAGGGTGCGCGATGACGATTCTGTAGTCCTCCAGGGCGCGGTGAAAGCGCTTCTGGCCCGTGTGGGGCGTGTAGTAAATGAGGGGGGCGGCACCCTCGCGACGGGCCTTCTCGCGCATGGCGAGGAGGAAGCGTTCCTTCTCCTGGCGCTCAGACATTCCAGATCTCCCTGTAGTGCTGCAGATGGACATCGATCTTCTGGCGGATGTCTTCGAGGTCGAAGGCGCCGCCGGCTGGGGCGTCGTCATGCCAGGCGCGGCTCCAGAAGGTGTGAAGGCCGTAGCCGGGGTAGTAGAGGCCAGGATCCTGCCACTCGCCGGCCAAGAGGTTCATGCCGGGGCACTCCTCGGGTAAAGACCGGCCGGGCTCGCTGGAGGAGAAATCTAGCTGCCGGATCCTCTCGGGGGCCGCTACCAGCAGCCACGCGCCGGCCTGGGGAGAGTGATCCACCGGCAAACTCTTCCCACAGTCCCGGTGGCGCGCCTGGGGTCCCGTGAGGCCGTAGAGAGCGGCGTCGGCGCGGGCGGCCTTCAGGAAGGTGGGTTCTGGGAGGAAATCGGTCTCGGTGAAAACCTGGACGGTGTCCGGGTGCTTGTGCGCGTGGAACCACCAACTACGCAGGGCGTCCCTGTGCGTGCCCTGGTGGGGGTACATGTCAATCGCGACCTCGTCGCCCCAGTGATCAGCCGCGGCGGCCCAGATGCTCTTCGCGAGTGCGTGGCGAGGGCCCTGGTTGAAGATGTCGGGGATGCGGATGTGGATCACAATTGCTCCCTGAGGATGTAAATGGGGTAACCGTCTTCGGTGCGCTCAAATTCGCCCTCGTGGACGAAGACCCGCTCGGTGACCTTCACGTTCTTGTGGAGGTCGTGGATGCTGACGAGATGCAGGGTGGGCATCATGCGGACATACATCCGCTCGTAGAACTCCGTGTGTTCGATGGGATGGCGGGCTCCGCAGGCGGTGATCCGCCGGACCAACCTTCCTCTCGGCTTTCCTTGACAGGGAAGAGGGACGATCATTCCTGCTTGGGGATCTGGCATGGTGGCTCCTTACGGGTGCTCGCCGGAGGGTGTTTCCGGTGGGGGAGGTACGGGGGTTTCTGGCGTGGCTTCTGGGGCCTCTGAGGGGCTCTCAGCGGGTTCCTGTGAGGCGACGGTAAAATGGGCGTCTGTGGCCCCTTTGGCGCGCTCTGAGCGGATGATGATGTCGAGGTCCTCGTCGGAGAGCTTCGAGGGGTCGAAATCGAGCCGGGTCGTGGTGATGTGGGAGCGGTGGACGAGCTCGCCAAAGCGCTCGTAGTAGAGCTTGATGGCCCGGACGTCGCCAGAGAGGGCGCGCGCGACGAGGGCGGCGTCCACGAGACCGATGCGTTTGGCCACGATGCGTTGGAGCTGGGAGGAGAGCCACCCGCATCGGACGGGGTGGCGCATCGCGCGGGAGACCGTGGAGGGGTCAGCCCCGATTTGCTCCGCGATCTGGGTGAACGTGATGCAGCCCGAGATCATGGCCTCCGCCATTTGGAGGTCCATCTCGGTGGGTGCGTAAGTCCTTATCTCGTCGTCATCTACGTCAAGACTGCGCTGCGCGAGCTTCGTCAGTGTGGTGGACATCTTGCGCTTCCGCGGGGGAGGTGCGCTCCCGGAGGGCTGCAGAACGTCTTCACTGCCCTGTGTCATTTATTATGGACCCCCTGTCCCGGTACCCTAGGGTATATACTATATTACACACCCTCCCCCTATAGAACAGGGGGGGTCGTATTATATTACACATCTTTTACTGGACTTACGACTCGCCGGCCGGGACAAGGTCCCCCAGAGTCGGCACACCACACCCAGGGTTGACCACATCCTGTACACTTTCTGTAGTTTCGCTGTTGAAAAAACTTGAGAATCCACTTGACAAATGGCATAGGATGTGCTATCATCTAGATGACCGAAGGAAGTTCAGGCCATAGACTCGCCCTGTTTGGGTCAGGCCGATCTTGATGACGCGGTTGAATCTCGGCCGCTCACGAAGAATCATGACAGTCTCCGCCACGAGTCGGACTTGATCGTCAGCACACCACAGGATGCGTATTTCGAGGCCTTCCTCGAACCACTTCTTCCGGCGGTGCTCCTTCAGTCGCCTGGGAATGTTCCCGCTCTCGCCGACGTAGACTGCCTTGTCCTTCTTCAGAAAGATGTACACCCCTGGGTAAAGGAGTGGCGGTTTGTCGGCGTTGAACGGAACGAATGACTCTCGGGTGACGGAGAAAGGGTCCTCGGGGTCTTTCATGAATGCTCCCATTTTGCTCGTGCTGGCGGACACCCCCCGCCTCCCGCGGAGAACCACGACCGGGTTGGAGGGCCTTCAGTACGCTGCGACCCATCGGCGCGGCGCACTTGTCCTACAGGGGAACGCCCCCGGTCCCGAGGCTTGTTCCCCTGCAGAGGCGTGGGAGAGCCTGATTGTCTGCCTGCAGCCAATGCTTCGCGGGTGGGGAGATCTCGACCGCGCAATCTTGGTCATGCGGATGCAGGGCTACACCGTGCGAGAGATCAAGGTGGAGCTCCAGGTGTCTGGGGACCGAGTTTGCGAAATCATCGCTACCGTAAGGAGTTACATCGATGGAAGCGGACTTTCCGATTTGGGCGATTTTCAGCAAATTGATGATCCGCAGGGCCGGTAGGCGCACCCGCGTCTACATCGAGATCCCCACCGGTGCTGCGATGCGGGCGCGACGGCTCCAGAAGTACCTGGGGTACGGTCGCGTCGAGGAGGGCACTGTGCTTGTAGAGGGTCAAGATCTACCCAAAGCGATGCGGCTCCTGAAGTTCCCGCCCGAGATCATCGATTGCATCGATGCTCTGCAGCTCTTGCGGGGCACCCCCGGCATCCCGACCCCCGAAGCGATTCTGGAAGCACGTGTTAGAGTCGTAAGTCGGCTAAAAGCAGCCGCTCAGGCCGCTCAGGCAGCGCTCTAACCTCCCGGCCCCTGGTTCGGAGCCTATATACCCAGGCGTGTTCACAGCCACACCCATATACTAAGGGGTGAAGTTCCCCCCTCCCCCCGGTCCGCCCATGCAAAAACCATACCCACCCCACCCGGCACGCTACTTGCTACACCCCTAACCTGGCACGGCGCTTACAGTAACGGAGCGGACCGCACCACACCACGCGCATGCCTTATACTTTCGGGGCGGGACGGTGCATACCATGCTGTACGTGCGGGCTGGACCAATTGGGTCCGAGCCGCACCACCCCGATCCACGCCTATCACTGTACTGGTGCTCTGTAGTCTCTCGTGCGACTACCATAACTGCCTATCACACCACGAGTTAGAGTTTACTTGCCAATTCCATTGGACAGATACGCTTCCACATGATAGTCTGAAGTGTCGCCAATGAAGGCGGCAAGAACGGAGGGTAGACATGTCCTCGACAGTGATCGCGCAACAGATTGCAGAGGCAATCGCCGAAGCGCTCAAGTCGAACGACCCACACCGTGTTGCTCTCGCCACAAAAATCACACGAGATCTTTTGCTGGCGAAGCTGGAGCATCAACGCAGAGACGCGCAACAGAGGAGGAAGTAATGGACTACCGCTGGAAAGCCGCTGCGATCCTCGTTCCCATCACCTTCGCGTTCTACGCCGCAACACAAATCCTGACCTCGCTGGTCAACCTCGTGGACGGACAGTAACATGGCCGACCCCGGACCACGCCGTCCCGTTGACAACTTCTTTCCTCGCCGACGCACGGCGATCCTCGCAGACGAGTGCGCATACTGCGACGGCAAGGCTACAGACTTCACAAGTGAGTTAAGCCGACGCGAATACCTGATCACCGGACAATGCCAGAAGTGTCAGGAGAAAGCATAATGTGGAGCAGTCTCGCGGTTGTCATGCTGATCCATGTCGTGGCCCGCATCGTAGCCCTTATGCGCGGCGAGTCCGACTAACCGGAAGGAGTCTACTGTGTTCACCCTTGGTGACATCAAGCAACGAAATGGCGAGACTGGACATTCATGGTTCGACCCCGCCACTATGCGGCTCTTCAAGTCCCGCGTCTCCAGCATCGTGTTCCCTGGCAGCTACCGGGGCAAGCGTGGTGTTTACTTCGTCAGTTCCGAGAGCCCTAACGGGTTTCCCAGATACACTGTCCGCTTCTCTAACCGAAGTGGCCAGATCCAAACGGTGGGTGCGTTCCAGGAACACACTACTCTCAAGATCGCGCTTGTAAAGGCGCGCTCGTACGCCAACGCCAGCTGGAAAGGCACGAAATGAGAGCGAAACCAGAACCCGGAACCCGCGTCCGCCTCACCAGAGAATTCCTTCGGAACACCGGACAGTACGTAGGCGGAGAAGGGCTGTCACGCTGGATCATTCAAGTGTGCAGCTGCGGACTCTGCAAGAAGGGTGGACCATTCGTAGCCGTTGACGAAATCGACCCACTCGGTCGCGCACGACACTTCAACTTCGGTAACCTGGAAAAGGTCTAGCCGTGCAAAGGAAACTGCACGACCTAGTCCATGCCGCATGGACAAGCGTCCAAACCGATCCACGCGCCACACCCCAAATGCGAGCCGCGCGGTTGCCCCGAAACCCTAGGATCCTAGGCGCTTCCGTCAAGATCCTCAAAGGGGAGAAGAAGGGCATTCTTACGGCCGTCGCCTACTTGTCCCCAGCCACAGAGTCCGGACGCGATATGTGTCCATGGGCAACCGCGGGGTGTCGCGTCGCATGTCTCGGACACAGTAGCGGGCAAATGGTCTTCAGACCGTCGCGCAACTCCCGAGTCTGGAAAACGGCGCTGTTCCTGTACGCTAGGCCCGTGTTCTGGGCGCTGCTCCGCGAAGAAATCCGCCAGCATGCACGCAAGGCAGAGAGACTCGGCATGCTGCCCGCAATCCGCTTGAATGGCACAAGCGACGTGATCCCCGCGTGGAACTTCGCGCAACAGTTCCCGAGGGTGCAATTCTACGATTACACAAAGAACACCCGCCGGGCCAGCTGGGAAAACTACCACGTAACGGTTTCCCGTTCCGGAGACAATGACAACGATTGCGTCCGTGTGCTCGCCGCCGGCGGCAACGTCGCGATAGTATTCAGCGGAGAGCTCCCCGCCACGTGGAAGGGCTTCCCGGTGCTGGACGCCGACGAAACCGACGCGCGATTCATGGATCCCCCCGGCACCGTCGCGGGGCTCACATTCAAGGGCAACACGAACCCGGCCGATGCCGGTGCGTTCGTGGTACACTAGGAGGTGGCCATAATGACTACCGTCAACGAACCAAGCACCAGCGAGATCATCCACCAACATCGCGAGGCGTCTGGGCGCACTGCGCTCACCCGCAAAACCTGGAGCGTGCCTTGTAGGTGGCTTGCGACGCAAGGGCATGTCCTTTACAAAAAGAGCCTGCGCGTTCTGGATTACGGGTGTGGCTACGGGAAGGACGTTGAAGAGCTCCGGGGGCTCGGCGCAGACGCCATGGGATTTGACCCCGTGCATTGCCCCGAAGGCGGCAAACACGCCATGGGGACTTTTGACGTGGTGTTTTGCACGCACGTCCTGGACACCCTCCCAACCGCCGCGGAACGTATGTTCGTGGTACAAGGGATCCTGACCGCGCTACGGCCCGGCGGGGTGGCGTACGTCACAGTGCGCCGTGACGTGCCGCTGGCGGGGTGGACGAACGCTGGCATCTATCAAGACGGCAGCGTTAACGTGGCCATGGAAATCGGCAACGTCTGCGGGTGGAATTGCCTAACCTGTCCGTCCATCCACAAGTGCCGCAGCTTCGAAATCTACATGTTCACAAAGGCCGACAGTTAGACCACTTACGGGATCCTCCTTGACGATTCTGGTATACCGGGTATACTTGAGTACAATCGGCACGGCAACTTGCCACGCCCCCACCGAAAGGAACCAGTATGTCCACGCTTGCTCTGGATTCTGGTGCGAAGTTCGCCACGCTTGACGAACTGCGTTGCGTCCCCGAGCCCGAGATCCTCGGGAGCCGTCACTACCCCTTGCCCCATGATGTACTCCGCGACACCGTGGTGGACTCCGTCAAGGAGCGAGGGATCGAAATCCGTGAGGAGCGAATCGCGCTCTCGAAGAACGGACTCCGCTACTTCGGCCTCCTGATCCTGGACCCGGGCTCGGCAGTGAGCCCGGACTGGACCATGGCGCTCGGGATCCGTGGTTCCCTGGACCAGTCTTTCGCCGCGTCCCTCGTGGGGGGCTCCCAGGTGTTCGTCTGCGACAATCTCGCCTTCACTGGTGAGGTGAGGGTCTCTCGCAAGAACACCATGTACTGCCGGCGGGACTTGCCGGGCCGTGTGGAGTCCGGACTCGACCGGCTGCTAGGTGAAGCCGACCGCCTCGCCGCCCGGTACACCACGTACCGCGAAACGGCGTTCATGGAGCCGGCGGTGGATCGTACGCTCATGAGGTTGGTCCGCAGCGGCGGGTTGCCCGCATCGAAGATCCCGGCGATCCTGAGTGAGTTCGAGTCACCGAGCCACGAAGAGCACGGCCGCGACACAGCCTGGACCTTCTTCAACGCTGTCACCGAGACCCTGAAGGGCTCCAACGCGGAGCGCCTCGTGGGTCGCACGATCCGACTGCACGAGGCCGTGGACACGGAGGTGGCGCTGGCGTTCTAAGCGCCACGAACCCCGGGGGTTATGCCGTGCGCTGCCCCGGGGGTTGTGTGTGAAGTAAAAACACGACCCCCCTGTTCTATAGGGGGTAGTGTGTAATATAGTATATACCCTGGGGTACCGGGACACAGGTATCATAGAAAGTGACACAGATGTTCGAACCCTACCCGAAAATCGCCCGGCTGGCGGGCGCGACCATGTCGGTCACCGAAAAGATCGACGGCACGAACGGGCTGATCGTCGTCGCCCAGGAGAATCCACGGCACCCAGAAGATACTGATCTTCGCGTCACCTGCATCGGCAGCCGCAAGCGGGCTATCGAGCCCGACATCCCCCGCATGGTGGACCATGACACCGGCCGCACGATCCAGAAGCGCGAATGCCGCGACAACTACGGCTTCGCCGCCTGGGTCCGGGCCAATGAATCCGCCCTCGTGGAGTTTCTGGGCGAAGGCTACCACTATGGCGAGTGGGCCGGCCCCGGGATCCAGAAGAACCCCCTAGGACTCGACGAGAGGACGTTTTTCCTGTTCCACTGGCACAGGCACCCGCCCGAGAAGTTCGAGGCCTTCCGCACCGGTGACGGGCTGGGGGTGCCCGATCAGCTGGCGACCGTGCCCGTGCTCGTGGAGAAGGCGCCATTCAGCCTGAAACACATTGCGGTCGCACTAGAAGCGGTCCTGCACCGATCCTATGTCGACGCCGCCTCCCTCGGCCAGGCCGAACCCATACCGGGCGAGGGGCTCATCATCTCCGCGTTCGGCACAAAACTCAAGCTCACGGCGGACAACCGCCCGAAAGGAGTGCACCCGTGAAAATTACGTGGACCGCTGGGGGATGGACCTACACCACCGATGGCACCCCAGACCCCGAAGGGGACATACTTATCGATGCCTTGTCTTCCAGCGGTCAATCGGATATGTGGGTATTCGTGAACGAGAAAGTCTTGCGTGCCATGTTGGGTATGCTGAAAGGGGAGCTTGACCTTGACCTTAGCTAAAACGCGCCGACGTCGAGGTGATCTCGTGAGGCCGGGCGGCCACCGCATTCGTGAGCGCGTCAAGGCGGGCGACTTGAGCGTAGACGATGCGTTCCGTTTGTTGGGGCGCCAGTGGGACAAGGGCTACCATGTGAACGTCAGCATAATTCGCTGGCTTCGTAGAAGGGACAAGTAAACCATGGAAACCGTCTACACCGACAGCATGCCCGGTCGCACCTCCGGGTTTCGCATTCACGTAAAGGACGAGTGGCGCTACTGCCGGCTCCTTCGCGTAGTCGCCCGAGGCAAGAAA